GCGCCACTTCTTCTGTTCCAGAAACACAATATCCGTCGTAAGAACTTCCTGGGTCTATGCCCAAGCCCATCTCTTGCGTTTCGTCACCAACCTCAACAAGCATCTGAATGTAGAATACACCCTCTTTTGTCCACTTTTTCTCTGCCACGCCATCCTCAAGCATCTTACGACACCTAGCTGGTGTGGTGGGCATTAAAGGTTCACCCTCTTTTGAAATCACCGGTACTCGCATTTATCCTCTTGTCAGATTATTGCTGATAAACAGCCGAGCCTGACTACTCGTATATGTGCCCTCGCCAATGCGACTGAACGTGATGTCCGGTCTTTACCCGCGCCCCCGACAAGAGAGGACTTACAGAGCCAAAAACTGGGCAAGCATTCTTGGGTGTTACCATTCAGCGCGTAGCCCTTGACTATATCCTTGCGGAAACGGGCTTAGGCTAGTCAACCTTATTGACATCCCTGTCCTGACAAGCTCCCCGCTAAAGCGGGGAGAAGTTGACCATTCCAAATTTTTATACGCCCAACTTCTTTTGGAAAGTGCTCACCCTCTACAAACACTTCTATTCTAGCCACTCGCAAACCTTTATAATCTGGGTTAAGTACCATCTCTTCCGTGGTGGTTATATATTCAATTTCCATCAATTTTCATCCCTAATTAGACAATCAAATAACATAGCATAAACTCTCAAATCCAATACTCTTCCAGAAATGTCTTCAGATAAAGTCTCTTCTCTCCCAGCATAATCAAGCATAGAAAGTAAATGTTTAATAAGATAAACCATTAAAACTATTTTAGGAGTAATTTCAAAATTTACTTCGCGCCCACATTCACACGTTTCAGTCATTGGAATTCCCGCATTAAGAATGTAAGCAACAGTCTTAAAATTCGACAATGTATCCTCTTCGGAAGCATATTCTCTACCTTTGGTCACTAAAATCTTTAATTCTTTATCAAGATATTCATGTAAAATCTTTTCCCTTTCATCAGCCAGCATATTAATTCTCCTTATTAATTTCTGCTTCGTGAGCAACACAAATACCACAATGCGGACAATAGACTTGGGCAATATATCCACATGCCTGTAGATTTTTATCCAAATCCCCTACATCTGTAGGAATATCTGCTTCAAAATTCCCGTTTTTTAGCTTAACTTCTTGAGAATAAAATTCTAATACAATATTGCATTTTAAAGACTCCTCACATTCAGGACATTGTGGGTGATAGTGTTTATCTCTGTTTAATTGCATGTTAATCTCTTTTATTCTTTAAAAGTTCCGAAAGTAAAATCCAAAATAACGCAATAACTAATACAGCAATTATACAAGTATTACCAGTTAACAAAATGAAACCTAGAAGACCCGTAAGAACTTCCATTATTTATTCTCCTTTACTTATTTCAAGTATATTAGCAATACGTTCCAGTGCTTCTGCTATGCGAATTAAATGTACATCTCGGTACGAAGATGAAGATTCAATTTTAAGACCCTCTTTAGGCCCCTTATCTCCCATCCACACTTTACCATCGCTCTTAAAGACAGAATCTTCATTTTCCTTTACACTGGGTTCAATTATTAATTTACCATCAGGACTTGGCATTGTTTGTTTTTTCCTCCAATTTCTTTGCACGCTCTATTAAAGCGTCTGCTAGATTATAAAATGCGCACCAGTTATCCTTCTCAGAAATGTCCAATCTAAATAATTCTAGAGCAATTTTTCTATAGACTTCTGCTTTGACTATTTCATGTTCTTGTTGGTTCATCTTCTCTTTCCTTAATGTTTTTAGTGTAATTATCTGATGTATAAAGGTGGTCTAAAGTTGCCCGCACTGAAGCAAAAGCATCAATGTAAAAGAACGAAATTTCATGCTGTTCTGCATTTGGATTCTCTCTTTTTTCACGCCAATATTTTAATGCATTATTAACATATTTACGAAGAGATTGTTCCCTTGCTTTAACAGTTTCTAATTCTTTACGGCATCGTTCTAATTTTTCCCGCCAATACGCCCTAGTGCGTTCTTTTGTATCTTTACGAGCTTCCTTTCTGGCTCTATCAATTTCCTTCTTAACTTGGTCCTCACGTAAAAATTGTGAGCAAGTCTCATACCAGCGTCTAATTACATGTTGATTGAAAATTGGCTTACCCCTACAAATTCCTACATTTCCATTATAATCTTTCAATTCATACCAATGTATACAATCAATGCAAAATTTGGATTTTTCTCCGTATCGTTCAGCCAAGATAGTCATTATACAACTCCTTACTCTAGCAGATTTTTACATTTAATAGACAAGCTTTATCCTAGACTTGCACTAGGCTCTCCGGCTTACAAAGCCGGTGCATCGCTATCTATGCTTATAAAGCCAATCTATTATCATTATATCACACTCTGTCTGATTTGTCAAGTATTTAGTTCACGATTTCTTCTAGAGGCCATTCCCAATCTTCAAGTGGGCGCTCAAGCATTCCCAGCATTTTTTCTCTGTCGCGCCCATAGACATGAGCTGAATCAATGAATTCTCTGTAAATTCCAATTTCAAAGCCTAAAGTTTCGGATAATTTCTTATGTAAATGTGCAAAAGCAAATACATTACTACCCCAAGCCTTAAGAGCGTCTCTACTACGCCAATGTGTATGCATATCTAATTTACCTTCACGCAATCTAAGCCAAGCCCTTTGAAAACAAGGTGGATATTCTGCACCCAAATCTTCATCTGGACGCCACGTAATAAACTGTGCTCGCCGAGTATATGCATTACGCTCCAATTCATATATAGTACCATCTAATTGGTTTTTAAACCTATCATGATATGTGTAACTTAATGTATCAGCGTGTATATCCATAGAACCTTCTACAACTTCATCAGCATAATTCATTAAACTGTCTTTAGTATCCCATACGGCCTTTGAAAATATTGGTGGATTCCAGGGATTTTGCACTTCAATACTTGCTACAATATCTAAACTTTTCTTTTCATTTGGTTTATCATAATCAGTTGGGATTTCTATTCCGTATTCGTGAATAGCCACTAATAAACCTTTGTGTGCCCAAGCAAAATTATCTGCAACAATTTTATACATATTATCTCCCTAACAGATTATACCGGCGCAGCCTATTCAACAATTCCTTAGAAGCTGCCTTCTCACTGTCTTCCCAAATTTGATAGCAATAAGCTTGTATGCGTTCTTCTGACCAATCCTTTTTGTCATCTTCCTTATTAACATATGAAATACATCTCGAAATAAATTCCTCTTTTCCTTCGTTCTCTCTTGGCTTCGGCATTTTTTCCTCCTTTAATAAACCTTCTATATCCTGTTCGCCTTCTAAAAGGTAATTAACTTTTACAAGACGCAGATAAAAATCTGAATTAAAATATTCTTCCCAACGTATTCTTGTATACGCATCAACTTCTACTATTATATTGTTTCTACGCATCCAATTACAACTACCGTCTACCCAGCTACAACAATCTACAATTAGAAATTTTTCGTATTCTTTATATCCTTCCGGCTTTAAATATATAGTTTCACCTATACTTTCCTGATCCCAAAAAGCAACATATCCATCATATTCTTCTAAGTTTGTATTTAATTGTCCCATACTTCTTCTATTTCTTATTACTTGCTGCATTACTCCTATATCATATTGTGAAGCTTGTGCTTCTCCAGGGATAATTGGTGCAAACCCTAATGTAAAAACAGTAGCAACAAGGTTAAAGAATAGAAAAAGCTTTTTCAGTTGTGTTTCCAGAAAAGACCTCCTTTGCTTTTAAATATTTATCTAATTCATAATAATCAAAATGTTTTTGCCCATCTTTCCCCTTTGTCATTGAGACCGCATACCACTTATCTTGGTCAAACGAATATCCAGAATCCGGGTAAGCTAGCATTTTAGCGACTATAACTTTTTGCATAATCTCCTATTCGATGTGATATTCTACATCATTTAAATTAGCCTGAAGTAATTCTAGCATTTCAGGATTTTTATCAATTCCAATACCTACTCTGTTAAGTTCGTTTGCAACTTTAACAACAGTTCCAGAACCTACAAACGGGTCTAAAATAATATCTCCTGGCTCAGAGTACATTTTAATTAGTCTATATGCAAGTTCTTCTGGAAATTTTGCTAGCTTAGTATCACCAACTTGTTCATTCGTATTTACACAAGGTATCTGCCAAACTCCATCTACCCAATCTCTCCATTCTTCATATTGCATATCTACTTCCTTGTCTTCCATTGGGCCTAATTTACGCCAAATAAAAATATACTCCCAATTAGGAGAGATACGCATTCGCCCAGTAAACCTACCGCTATTAGATATATGTCTAGCACCATCCAACATAACACGCTTCTTATCCCAAATTATTCTTCCCCATAGATCACACTGTTCAGAGAAGATATCCACGTAATTTGGTACGTATGTAATTTCTAATGAGCGTCCAAAATGCTTATAATTTGCATATCTATCTGCAAAATTAACAGCTACTTTTCCAGAACCTTCAATTAAATTTAAGCTCTTAGTAAATACATCAGAAATAATATCCCAATAATGTTCTTCACTTTTAATATATTCTTCATAACCTCTTGCTACAAAATAAGGTGGTGATGTAAATAATAAAGTAATACTATTCTTAAATTCTTCGTTAAGCTCTGGAATAATCTTTCTTGAATCTCCAATATAAATTCTACTTTTCAAATTAACCTCCTATAGATTTCTATATTCATGCAAAGTTTCAACTAAGCTCTCTGTAAGAAAATCATCATTTCTAGTTACAATGAACGACAATAAACGCTGTACATCTGATTTAAGCAAGGGCACATAAACAATATCATGACTCTCCTCACATTTTTCAGCTGCTTCCATAGCTAATGATTCCTTCTTAGCAGTGTACTCCTTTCCACATACATCACATGTTACTGTAAAACTTTTCTTCGTAGGCATTATCACCTCCATACTAAGTGGGGGAAGGGGGATTAGCGCAACTAGGGGGTTGGGGGCTTTGCCTTTTATTAAGCAGAAACACAATAGAGAAATCAAAAAAAAATTAAAATTATTGTGTAACACAAGTCGAGCAAAGCGAGACTTGTCTTATAGGTATTCTTTGTAATAATAAAGTCTCTGTTAAAGTCTCTGTATTAGAAATGTAACTCAGTTACATTTCCATTTGTAACTCAGTTACATTTGCCCCCCTTCCATTTGTAACTCAGTTACATTTGCCCCCCCCCCCACCTCGGCCATTTATTCTAAATTTTCTAAATAATCTGACAGGGCCTGTCTAAAATTGTCTGGAACAATTCGGATAAAAGTTGCTTTCTTGCCCCTGAAAATAGAAATTTTAACTTCTATAAGCTGCATATCTTCTAATATTTCAACTGCTTTATCAAAGTACCACCTATTTAAAACTAATTCCTCATACCATTCTTTTCTTGTTTTTGCTATCCAAAAATGCCCATCTTTTACAACCCTTAATCTAGTTTTCTTATTTCCACTGATTGGTTGCTTGTACCAATAAATCAATTGAGAAAGTAATTTCCCAGCATTAAAATCTTGGCACATATCTACATAACAATATCTAACAAAAATGCCTTCTGATGGAGCGACTTTATCTAAATTTTGAACTTCTAGTATCTCTTCAATTCTATCCCGCATTATACAGTCCCCCGCTTAAAATATTATTTTATACCTCCTTAATCAATAGCATTATATCTCTTTGTACTTAGATATATCTTTTCGTAGCGTCTAATCACTTGAATATATTTAAGTACACCACAATATACAATTACTTTTAAATCTCCTTCTACAGTCCAATTTTCATCCTCTTTAGATATAAAGAAGTTTATGCGGTCTTCTAAATCCTGCTTACTTGAGGATTCTAAAATTTTATATTCTACTGTATTTGTTAAATGCATTTTTCCTCCTTATAAAATAACACTTATAAATGACGCAGAGCCTTTCCGAGCCTCACGTAAAGTATAACACATTCGGCGAGTTTTGTCAAGTGTTTTAATTCGTGAATTATTTACTTGACAAAACGCCCCACTGTGTGTTATAATATAGTTGAGTTTGGACAGGCATAGAAAAGGAGAGTGTGTATGAACCAAGAATATGTTTTTTCTCAAGGCGTGTTGGAGAGTGAGGTTATGCCCGACATCGGTGCTTATGATATTTTATTTCTAGACTTAGAAACCAGAGGTCTAGATGCTAGAAATGATGAAATTCTTTTAATGCAGCTGAGCACCAGAAATAAAAATATTTGGGTATTAGATGTTAGAAAATTAAACCTTAAACCTTTAATTACTATGTTATCTGATATTAATCCCCTTATTGTAGCTCACAATGCTAAATTTGATTTAAAGTTTTTAAAGTATAATTATGATTACATGCCCAAAAGAATATATTGTACTATGATTGCTAATGCTTTAATCAATAATGGAAGAGGTAAAGCATTTGTATCCCTCAGGGATTTAGTAGAGAAATTTGCTGATGTTCGCTTGAACAAGGATGTGCGTGGAACATTTAAATATACTTATGGAGATTTAACACAGGATCAAATAAATTATGCAGCAGAAGATGTCATGTATATGCCGGAAATACTGGAAGCACAGATAGATACATTAAAAAGAGATAATTTAATAGATGTTTCAAAATTAGAGTTTGATGTACTTCCAGCTGCTATAGATATGGAATTAAATGGCATACTCATAGATCAGGCAAAATGGGAAAAGTTAGCTAAGACGCATAAAAAGAAACTATCTAATTTGGAAATGCGTATTGCCAAGTTGTTGGGCAATGTGGATGTACAATCTTCGTTTTTAAATACTCCAAAAATAGGAATAAATCTTAATAGTCCGAAACAAGTAAAAGCAAAATTCAAGGAGATGGGAATTGATATTGAGGATACGCGTGAAGATACTTTAAGTAAAATAGACCATCCATTTGCAGAGATGTTATTACAACATAGAGAATTATCTAAACAGGCGAGTACGTATGGTTTAAGCTTCTTAGATCACGTTGAAGAAGATGGACGTATTCGCTCACGCTATAATCAAATTGGTGCTACTACTGGTAGATGGAGCAGTTCTTCACCAAACCTTCAGAATATTCCAGCTGAAAAAGAATATCGCAGTTGTTTTATTGCTGAAGACGGGAATCTAATGATAACAGCTGATTTCTCTCAGGTAGAATTAAGAACTGTTGCAGTAGAAGCAAATGAGCCAGCAATGCTAGAAGAGTACAAAAAGAAAGATGCTGACTTACATACGCTAACAGCTTCACGCATTGAGGGTGTACCATTCGATGAAGTTACTCCAGCGCAGAGAAGTATTGCTAAAAGTGTCAACTTCGGAACAGTATATGGAATTTCTAAATATGGACTATATCGTAAATTTAATATACCATTGGAAGAGGGTGAAAGATTTATTAACGGATTCTTTGATGTATATCCAAATGTTAATGAATATATGCAACGCCAGGGTAGGAAAGGTATTTCCAAAGGTTATAATACAACTAAACTTGGGCGTAGAAAATATTTTAAGCGTCCGCCTATTAATGATTCAGAATATGGGCGAAAAATGAGTAGTATTCGTAGGAGATCAGCTAATTTCCCGATTCAGGGTGGGGCTGCTGATATTATGAAACAAGCTATTGTTAATGTGTACAATGCTATTAAGCCATACGATGCTAAATTAATTAACACAGTACACGATGAACTTAGTGTTGAATTTTCAAAAGATCAGACAAGTGAAGTAGTTTCAACAGTTATTGATAATATGATGTTAGCCGGCGAACAAATTATGAGTGAGGATATGCGATGGAAAGTCGGCTCAAAAGTCGGCAAGTATTGGATGAAAGCGTAAAATTCGTGAACTAAATACTTGACAAAATGAGTGAGATGTGTTATAATAAGAGTACAGTATGAAAAAACTTAGTGATTTGACATTGAAGAAAATTAAAAAGACTTATGAGGAAGAGTCTTTGTATCTTGTTTCGGAGTTTCCTAAACAAGAAGTTGAAGTAATTCCAACAGGCGCTTTATTATTGGATGAAGCATTAGGAGTTGGTGGTATTCCAAAAGGCAGAGTAACAGAGATTTATGGCCCACAGAGTGTTGGAAAAACAACCTTGTGTCAGCATATAGTGGCTAATGCTCAAGCTCAAGGTGACCTTGCTACAATTATTGATGTTGAACATGCTTTAGATATTGATTATGCTAGGCGATGTGGAGTTAAATGGGATGAATTATATTTATCTCAACCAAATTTTGCTAAAGAGGCATTAGGTGTTGCTGAAATTCTTATAGAAAGTGGAGAAGCTGATTTAATTATTATTGATTCTATAGCTTCTCTTTCACCAGAAAAAGAAAGTGAAGGTGAGTTTGAAGATAAAAATGTAACTGGAATGCAACGTGCTAAATTGCTTAATGTATTTTTCCGTAGAGTATTACCGGATTTACAGAAGCACAATGTAGCTTTAGTTTTAACTAATCAGATGCGTGATAACACTAATTCCTTTTGGGGTGGATTAGTTACGATGGGAGGTCACGGTGTAAAATATTATTCAAGTGTTAGAATTAAACTTTGGAGAGATTCAACTATTGAAGATTCGGGACAAGAAATAGGTCAGGTAGTTGAAGCCACTATTAAAAAGAACAGAGTAGCTCCCCCATTTAAGAAAGCTAAATTCTCAATTGTTGGTAGTGATGGGATTGATAAAGCGGGGGATGTACTTAATACAGCAGTTGAAATTGGTGTTATTCAGAAACGCGCTTCTTACTATAAGTATAAGGGAGATGTACTTGCGCAAGGCGAAGCTAATACCATAAAACATTTAAAGGAAAATCCAGAACTAGTTAAGGAGCTGGATGCAAAGTGCAGAGACGAGTTGTTTGGAGCAGATACAGGAGAAGTAGAAGAGGAGAGTAAAAATGTCTGAAGGAGTTAAAATAGAAAGGGTTTTTAATCTAGGAGAATATAAATCTTTACGAGCGGTGTTAAAAGATTCTGATTTAACAAGAAGTGAAAAACGCCAAACATTCATTGAGAGAGTGGCAGATGCTCACGAGCTGTTCTTTTTGCACCAGATTATGGAAGCTGACCTGTACGATAAACCGAGTAAGAAAGAAATTTGGGAAAAGAAACTAGAGAGTCTAGAAGAAACTAGAGAACGTTTTAAAGAAGAATATAAACTAGAGGAGGTATAAGATGGGATTTTTTAATGAGGATGATTATAAAGGCAATCGAAAAGAAAATCGTGTTAGTCGTTGGCTAAGTGTTGATGAAGGTGCACCGGTCGTGGTGCAGGTGCTTGACGAGCATCCCACACACGTTTATACCCACTGGATGGCTGATGGTGAAGGTCGGCGTTTAGGCTTCACTTGTCTAGGCAATGAGAAGTGCCCAGTTTGTCAGAGAAATAACCGTATCAATTGGGATAGAGATCATGCAGATTATGTTTCTCGTGGTAACCGTTACCGAGTTAATGTGCTAGATTTGACACCGGTTATTGAGTGCCCTGAGTGTGGTTCTGTTTATTATGAAACTGCTGCACCAGCAACGTGTAATGCTGATGGGTGTGGAGCTAATTTACGAGATATTGATTCTGAACCTTTGATGGAAGTGCGTATTCTGGAGAAGGGGCCGAGAATTATGCAGCACCTGGATGCTCTAGATAATGATGAACACCCTCTTACTGGAGAGGTTATGAGTTTGCAAGAGTTTCCTGTCAGGATGTCAGCACGCGGTACTGGGCTTGATAAGGTTACAACAATTAGTCCGCAAATGCCACGTGATATTGATGTGGAGATGTTTGATAAGTATGACCTAGATGAGGTTGGTTTGACTCTTACCGCTGATGAAATTGAATATGTGATGAATGGTGGTACTTATAGTGATATTTTCTCAGCTCGTAATGCTGAAGAAGAAGTTGAAGAATCTGTTGAAGATGAAGAGGTGCCGTTCTAAGGAGCATTAAATTAAATGCTGGCACAAAAGCTGTATGAAGAGTTACAATCAGCGGAAAAGAAGTATCTGGTGCTAGCTAAAGTATTCTCTAAGGTCTTTGGGCGCAAGCTAAGAAAGAATGAGTGGGGGTTCCTAAGAAAAACTATCAATCTTTATGGAGCTGATATAGTTTTTTGGGCAATGTTAAATAGTATGCATATTAAATCTGATGGAACCCCACTCAAGTATGTTTATAAAGTAGCTTGTAATATGGCCAAAGAAGAGATAGAAAAGGAAAAGAAAGTAAGTACCAACCTTAGGAATATGATACAAGAAGCTAGAAAATTTGAGCGTCCTGATTGGGACACCATAATCAGAAAGGAAAAGGATGCCTCTAGTTAAACCACATAGAAAAAAATCAGAAAAAGCTATAATTAAATGTTTGTTACAGGATAAAGAGCTTTATTATACTTATGACAAGCAACCAGCTGCATATATGTTCTTTTTTAGGGAAAATGCAGTTGTATTTGGTGTTATTAAAAATTTAATAGATAAATCTCAACAACCAGATGAAATTTTAGTGTCTAATACATTAAAGGAAAATGGGCAATTTGAAACTATAGGCGCTGAAGGTTATTTTGATAGTTTAGAAGATACAGAAGTTTTACTTTCAAATTACCCTGAGTATGTTGATAGTGTATCAGAAAGTTATTTATTGCGTGAAATTATATCTGCTGGCAATAATATAAAAGAAATTGCATATAGCGGAGATGTGGATGAAGCATTAGAATTTTTGTATCAAAGTAGTGATAGGATTTTTAAGAAGGCTAGTAGCGAGCGTAGTGATTCTGTAGAAATATCTGACCTTTTATCAGAAGAATTTCAGAGTTTGTTGGAGCGTATTCAAAATCCTGGTGAAACGGGTATGAATACTTTATTTGAGGATTATGATTTACTGACAGGGGGTTTATACCCTACTGATGAAATTATAATTGCCGCGCGCCCAAGTATGGGTAAGACATCTTTTATGCTAAGATGGATGTTGAATTTAGCTAAGCAGGAAATACCGTGTGCTTGTTTTTCATATGAGATGTCTAAGTCCCAATTAATTCAACGCCTACTATCAATGCAATCCAGAGTAGAACTTTCTAAGATTAGAACTGGAAGAATTGGTGAAGATGAATATGAGATAGTGGCAGAAGCTAATAATTACCTTAGCTCTTTACCAATGTATTTTAGTAATGATGTTACTGCTCCAGTTACTCAGGTCACAAATGAGGCTAAGCGTTTAGTACGCAAGCACGGGATTCAGGCTATTTTCATTGATTATTTACAATTGATGCCGCATAAAATGCAGTATGCAACTCAAGAATTAGGTAGTATAGTGCGCCAACTGAAAAATTTAGCAATGGGTAGTGATATTTCAGTAATTACTTTAAGTCAGTTAAATAGGCGTGTTGAGCAGCGCCAAGATAAACGCCCGTTGTTATCCGATTTGCGGCAATCTGGAAATATTGAGGAACATGCAGATGTAGTATTGATGTTGTATAGAGAAGAGATGTATAATCCTTCTCCACAAAATAAGGGGGATGCTGAACTTTTAATTAGGAAGAATCGTAATGGGCCAACAGGCTCACTTCCACTGATATTCAAATCAGAAGTAGTTGATTTTCAACCGGTTGAATTTTAACCATTAGTATTAAACCGGAACTTGACAAGGTAGTTTTGATGTGTATAATGGAGGATAGAGAGAAGTATGGGGAATCGCTCAAGACGCGCAGGCAATCGTTGGGAGAGGGATACAGTGAAGGAGTTAGGCGGGCAGCGTCAGCCAAGTTCTGGAGCTTTTGGAACCCAGCATAATGACGCTGCATTACAGGGAGATGTTGTTCTAGAATATCCGTGGCTTTGCAGGCCAATTATCCTAGAGTGTAAATATGGATATGGCTCGGATAAATCAATGCGAGTACAGAGGGAGTGGCTAGTAAAGATTAGAGAAGAAGCAAGAAATGCAAGGCGCTACCCGGCATTGGCCTTGAAGTTTAGAGATGTTACATATGGTGATATTGATAGTGCTAAGATGATTTGTTTTAATTATGATGTCTGGAAGGAAATTGTAAATGAGATTAATTTAATTTACAATGAATATCTAGATTTAATTAAAGAAGATTACGAAAGAGAAAACTCATAAAGAAAGGAATATATAATGAATGATCTTATTGCTGGTTTTGAAAGTCCGATTGATGAATGGGTAGTTGTAGCTAGAGAGTTGTACAGGCAAGATAAAGAAGCAACGATGTGGGATTTAACAAAAATAATGTACGAGTATAAGACTGGGTGTGATTTTCCAGAGATCACTCCTGAAGAGGATATTGTTAATTTACATATACAGGGATATTCAAAGTCAGCGATTGCCAAAGAGTTAGATACGACCACTGGAGAAGTATCAGATATTTTAGGTAGTATAGGGTTTTCTGGATTCCGCTCTGCTCCAGAATACAGTCCGAAACAAGTTGGGGAGTTTTTCATAGAAGAAAAAGGTTCTGAGCCGGAATTAAGTAGATATATGCAGGAAAAATGTTTAGATGAATATATGATTTATCTTAAATGGAAGGAAGATAAAAATGCATGATTTAAAAGATTTAATTCCAGACTTTGATGAAATGGAGGAGCTTGCTGCTCTTATGGCAGAAGCTAAGGCTAGAATGATTTACTTGGAATCAGAAATTGAATCATTACAGGCTAAATTTATTCGTCAGGCTCTTACAAACAGTGATTATTGGCCGAAGAATAAACCACCAACTATGTCATATTGTAATTCAGTAGTTGCCAAAATAGGTAATACAGAAGAACAAGAAGAGAAATTACGAAAGCTCAGGCTTGATTTGAGTGATGCTGAAGAGACATATAGGCATTTAAAGAAGTTAATAGATTTGCGCCAGGACAAATTAAATCTATATAGAACTGAAAGTGCAAATAAAAGAAAGTCATTTATGTAAGGGGTATGATGATATTAATATCGAAATCAATGCTGGAAGATTATGTGGACTGTAAGCGTAAAGCTTGGTTCCACAAAGAGGGTTATGAAACAGAGGATACAGCTAGTCTTATTCTTGGTAGAAATGTGCATAATATGATTGAAGCAGAAGCTAATGGAGAGGATAATGTATTAAAAAAGTACAGGGATAAACTAGCTAGGCAATTGGACAACACAGATATAAAGTTTTATCGTGGGCAGTATATTGGTAAACTGCTTAAAACTTTAAATAAGTGTTATTATAATTATTTAGCAATTGATGAAAAACTTGCACCTGTTATTGCTTCAGAGGAGCGTTTTTCAATACCTTATGATGATGGTGTAAAAGTTGTAGGTGTGTTTGACCAATTGCGTGAGGGCAATATAATTATGGAATGGAAGTCTTCACGCAAGAAACCAAAAGAGGTTTACTTGAAGGCTGATTTACAGGCAACAGTGTATACCTGGGCTTATATGCAGACACACAAACAAAAGCCCAAGTTTTATTATGTGCATCTGAGGTCTGGTGGGGTGTATGAAGTAATAAGAGAAGATTTTTCATTAATGCATAGATTGTTTGAGGAGTATATAAGGGATTTTAGAAATAATGAATGGACAAAACAACGCAGCGCAAGAAAATGCCAATACTGTTGGTACAATGGGTACTGTTTTGAAGATGGCGAAGGTAGTGAATTGCTCTTTTCAGCAGTGGGAAGCCCTAAAAAACGTAAATCTAAATCATCCATTGACTTCTTTTCGTATTGATTTAGATATTGCTTTGGAGAAAGTAAATTTAAATTCTGCACAGAGGTTAGCAGTTAAATTAGTTAAACAGGGAAAGGGTTTAGACTCAAAGAAAATGAATGAACATTATAAGACAGCTTGTATAGCTATAGCTAAGTATTTGGGCGAAGATTATTTTTCTTATTTTAATGACAGAAATGTATGAAAATGTGTGAAATTTGTGGAAGCCCTAGTGAAGAGCGTATATGTGATTTGTGTTCTGAGCTTTTAGAGTCTGTGGACCAAAAAACTTTAAATGTATTTCTACATTCAATGCGTAAAAAGCGTAGGGATAGACCAAAGAAAGTAGAGAGGGAAATGGAAGATTATGAAGATTTTGCGTAGAGAGTTTTATAATGTGTCACGCGGGGATGTTTTTTCAATTATTCCGCTTGGAGATGTGCATATAGGCAATGCAGCTTGTGATGAAGAGTTGTTGGACGAAACTATTGCAGAAATTAAAAATAGACCAAACACTTATTGGGTTGGTCTCGGCGATTATTGCTTATCAGAAGATACTGAAATTTTAACTTCTGAGGGTTGGAAAGGTGTACGGCAAATGGTTGAATCTCCTTCTGAAGTTGTGGTATATGATAAGAATAAAAGAGAATGTAAATTAGAGAAAATTAATAAACTTTGGGTTAATCCAGTTAGAGATGAAACATTAGTGAATTTAAAAAGCGGTCACGTTGATGCTTTAGTTACTAAAAACCATAAAATTCTAACTAATTATTATGATTATAAAGGCGGTTGGAACGCCTATGAAGATGTAAAGGCTAAAGAATTTTTAGATATAAATAGAGAATTTTCTTGGCGTGTTCCAGTAACGCCAGTCTCTTGGGTTGGTAAAAAGCCAGAAATTTCTATAGATTGGGTCAGGTTAAAGGCATGGATTGACACGGAAGGACATGAGGAGCAGCGAGGTAACTACTGTAGAATTGAAATATCTCAGTCAATAGAGGCTAACCCGAAATTAGTTGAGAGAATAGAAGCTCTTATTGAACGACTTAATTTAACTCCATATGAACATGTTAGGAATTGGGGAATTAAAACCTGGAGGTTTAATGCTAAAGACACCCAGAGAATTCATGAGCATATAGGGCGCAAAGGGGAGAGGCTTGATTGGTTAATGAATGCACCAGTTGAATACCTTGAAGTTTATTTTAACGTGCTTATGGATGGGGACGGAACGTGGTCAAGAAACACTTTCGCTCAGAAAGAAAAACCACTTGTGGATATTTTTCAAGAGCTTTGTTTCAAACTAGGATACAGGGCCAAGGTTTCTTTTAATGATAAAATGTGGAAATGTTACTTTGGTAAAAAGAGAGGTAAGCATTCTTTACTTAGAGAAACTAATAGAGTAAAATATACTGGAATTACCTGGTGTGTTAGCACTGATACTGGATATATAGTTACAAAGAGAAACAATAAGGTTACTATACTAGGAAATTGTGATTATATCCAATTAGGGGATTGGCGCAATGACCCGTCTATGCTAGCTGATTGGATAAGTATAAATGATTTGAATGACATTTCACGTGCTGAAACAAATAGATTTATTCGCAAAGTTGAACCAATTGCTGATAAATGCTTGGCACTTGTACAGGGCAATCATGAGGAATTAATTAAGCGTAAGTACGAGAGAGATATTTATTCGGAAATTGTTACAGGAGTTAAGCGCAAAGCTGGAATGCGCGGCGAAGATCACTTGGGTGTTGGATATTATGGTTGGTTAAGACTTGTGTTTTACAGTGATGACGGTAATCATACGCGCTCAGCTATTGATATGTGCTTGCACCACGGGTTTGTTGGTGGTAAGTTGTCTGGAGCTAAAGCCCTAAATATGGAGCGATATTTATGGACACATTCTGCTGATTTAATTCTAATGGGGCATTCACACAATACACTTTCAATGAGGGCTACAGTAGAGGAGCTTGACCATATGGGCAATATACGCTATCATGTGCGTAGAGGTGCTTTCACTGGTACATTCCTTAGTACAACTAATGAAGGCGGCTCTTCGACTTACAGCGAGCGTGCTGGGCATTTGCCTACGCCAGTTGGAACAATTGAAGTTGTGTTGCGCCCAGGGCATTCTAATCCAAATAAACGCGTTAAAGTTATGACTTAATATAAGGAGATAAGTATGCATGTAAACAGGGTTCCAGTAGAGTATGTGATAAAAAGGAAGTTTGATCTAAAGGAAAGTGGAACTAGGTATTTGCGCGGAATTAAACATGACAGTCTTGTTATTGATAAGAAGACAAATACTTTTCACTGGAATTCTATTGATTTACACGGAAACGCTCTAACTTGGTTGACAAAAGTAGAAGGATATTCTGTGCGCCAAGCTCTTCAGGAACTTGAGGAGTATAGTGGAATTCCCTTTACAAAGACTTTTACAAAGTTAGAAGAACCAACACCTATTTACCAAAAATTATTAGATGCATTTTTTAAATTGGGTAAGTATAATAGAAAATATTGGTATAAAAGAGGTTATACTGATAGTACAATAAATAAGTATAAGTTAGGATATACTGGGAAAGCGTATGTAATTCCAATTATAATTGATGGGAAACTGGATAATTTTCAATGTCGTTTAGCAGATAGTAAACGCATGTGGAATTGGTCTAGTAGAAGCCCGTCGCTCTTTGGACTTGACCAGGTGGATAGTTCTTATGTATTTTTAACAGAGGGGCCTACAGATGCAATGGCTTTGACACAGTGTGGTCTACCAGCTATTAGCCATAATTCAGGAGCTGGTGCTTGGGATACTTCTTGGAATTCGCGTATTCTTGATTTTGATTTCATTTATATTTTGTATGATAATGATAAAGCGGGTATACGTGGAAGCAAGAAAATTTCCAAGAAATTATTAAGTAGAGGTTATGTATTATTCTGGCCCAGCTTTTTCGCTAACGGTTATGATATAAATAAAGCTATGAATTCTATGGGCGAATCTAAAACAAAGGAGTTTATTCAAGAAGTTTTATTGGAATATGCAATACATTCTTCAGATATATCTAATCAAAGTTATGTAAGTGAAGTAAGAAAACAAATAGACAGGAAAGTAAGGAGACTATTGTAAGGAGATTATTATGGAAAAACTAGTTGTTAATACACGCAAGCAAAATATTTTAGTGCAAGCGCCTGAAGAAGAGATTGAAGATTTAATGCGAGATTGGGCAGAAGCTTATAAACAGTATGCTCTTGCAGATACAGAGGAATTTTTGAGTATTTATCGTGCGCGTTTGGGTTTGACTAGTGATGCAGATCAGGAAGAAATAAACGCTGTTCTAGAACAGCGTTTTGGAGCGGATGGTGAAGCGATGCATAAGTTTATGTCAGAAGTTAAGGCTGAGTATGAGGATTATCGTTTAGAGGAACCGGATTGGGCAGAATGGTTTAATGAACGCGGGTATAGTGCTGAACAGTTAGAGTATGCAGTTTCAGTGCGTGGAGCTTAAGGATTTTATAAGGAGGTTATTATGACTTTGAAGGAAGCTTTGGAGCATGTTGAGGGTTTGGAAGTTGTGGAGACGGTTGTGGATGCGGATGGATTCGCTATTCTATTTGACGATGGTATTATTATTAATGTTGCTGATAATTCTAAAGTGACCCTGACCACGGGACGCGGTTGGGAAGAGCATTGGAACCAGCTAACTAGCTAGGGGATATATTGCTGGGAGGGGTTAATAGCTCCTCCCAGCTTTATTATGCGTGTAGATATACAAGATAGGAGCGATACGGAGCGTAGAATAGCTGGAGCTTTACGCAATACTATTCATGACCACGGGCCTATAACTAAACGCTATATAGGCTCGGCAGCCAAAAGAATTTATGGACAGTTGTTGTGTTTAGCTAAGGAACAAGAATGTAGCGAAAAAGGTGTTAAAAATGAAAAGCGTTAATATGATTGCGGATAAGATTTTATTTCGTAAGAAAAGACCAGATGCAACTTTGCCCAGTAGAAAACACGAGCAAGATGCTGGGCTAGATTTACATTCAGTTGAAGAAGTCACATTAAAAAGTGGAGAAAGTAAAATTGTACATACTGGTATTGAATTAGCCAAATGTATGCCAGATTTGGTACTATTTATTTGGCCTAAGAGTGGAATGGATGCGAAATATGGTATTACTACTGGGGCCGGTGTCGTGGATTCAAATTATCGTGGAGAGATTTTAGTCTTATTAAGGAATGTAAGTGATTCAGATTATATTATTTCTAAAGGTGAACAGGTTGCTCAATTAGTGCCAGTGTTACAGCCTAGCTTTGAGGCAGCCTGGGGCAAAGAAGTTTCTGCGAGTGAGCGCGGTGCTGATGGCGGTATAGCAAGGTCAGAATAAAATTTTCAATTATGAATGAAATTATTTGTGGAGATTGTTTGAAGTTATTACCTGGTATTCCAGATAGCTCTATAGATTTAATCCTCACAGACCCGCCCTATAATATAAGTAGGGAAAATAATTTTTCCAGTATGCAGCGTTATAATTCTTATACAGGAATTGATTTTGGCGAATGGGACTATGATTTTGACCAGGTTGGATGGATTCCATTAGCTGTGAGGAAGTTAAAATCCCCAGCTTCAATAGTTATTTGGAATAGTTGGCAGAACCTTGCAATGATTAGCGATGTGCTAGAAGATAATGCCGTATCTGTTAAGCGTGTATTAACTTGGAAGAAAAGTAATCCTATGCCAACTAATAGGGACAGGATGTTTGTAAGTTCTTTTGAGTTTGCTGTGTGGGGTACGAAAGGTACTGGTTGGACTTTTAATAGAAGGTTTGATAATTATGAAACTGGGTTCTTTGAATACCCAAATAACAATTGCCCAGGGCACCCAACATCTAAACCAGTAGGCTTATTTAAGGAGATTGTAACTATACTTACAAACTCTGGAGACACTGTATTAGACCCATTTGTTGGTTCTGGTACTACTGGTATAGCTTGTGCTGAATTAGGCAGAAATTTTATTGGGGTAGATTTTGTGGAAGATTATTGTAATTTAGCTAAGGATAGAATAGTTGAAACAGCTAGAAATCCGAGATTATTTTATAGGGGTTAGTCCATAGTGCAGTATAAAATATATAACAATGATTGTCTAAAAGTATTGGATACATTAGAGGAGCAAAGCTTCGATTTAATAGTTGCTGATTATCCATTTAAATACTCTGATCATGAGTGGGATTATACTGGAGATAGTTTTAAAGAGTTTCTAAAACAGAGCTTAATAAAATTTAAACCTTTGTTAAAATCAAAAGCTTCTATGTTTCTAATGTTTGGTTTTGATACGGTAGCTTATGCAAAGGTTTTAGCTGATACTATAGGTTACAATTTAATTAACTGGATAATTTGGAAATTTGATACTGGTTATCATCCAACTACTAGATTCAAAAGTAGGAGTTATCATATACTTTGGTTAGGATTCTCAAAATGGAATTTTTACGGTGACAGGGTAAGGATTGCGCATAAGACAAATGACCCTAGAAACAATCCCAAAGGTGCTATTCCGTCAGATGTGTGGAATGATATTACAGAGGTAAAAAAGAATAGTGAAGAATATTGTGGGCACACAGGACAGAAACCTATTGAGTTAATGCAGAGATGTGTATTAGCTACAACAAATCCAGGAGATTTGATACTAGACCCATTTATGGGTACAGGTACTACAGGTGTAGTCTGTGCTAAGTGGGATAGAGATTTTATTGGAATCGACATTCAAGAAGAATTTTGCGAAGTTGCTGAAGAGCGCATTGAAAAAGTATTAATGCAGCCTAGACTATTATAGGAGATATTATGAAAATTAGATATTGTGATACAGAGGAGAATATTGAATTGCACGGCAATACATTTGATGTATATAGTGCAGAGCGTGTAGATGTGCGCCCAAATGAAACTATACAAGTTAGAACTGACTATGAGTATTTAGCGTACAAGAAAGATCATGCAGTTTTTAAAAGTGCTATTAATAAGCAAGTTATGGATATGCATAGTGGTAGAGGATATTCTAAACTTTTAATCCCGATTAAAAATAACACAGATAGCACAAAACATATTTATGAGGGTGATCATCTTGGAACTATTCGTTGGGCTAAGTCTATTGAGTTTACTACAGAGGCCCAATTAGTTGAGCCAGATAGCATTGAACAAGATGAAGTTGAGCAGGATAACACTAAGCAGGATAATGTTGAGCAGGAAAAGGATAATGTTGAGCAAAACAGCGAATAAAATTTTAGAAAGGAAATATCTAAAAGAAGACGAAGATTTTGATGCGCTTTGTGCGCGTGTGGCTATGTGTGTATCTGAGGCTGAGGAAACTAAGGCAGAGCAAGATTATTTCTTTTCTAAGTTTTTTCAGTTAATGCGTAATAGATGGTTCATGCCAGCTGGACGTATTCTGGCAAACGCTGGGACAGAAAATGGGAATTTATATAATTGTGGCGTATTAGGAATTGAGGATAGTAGGGAGAGTATTTTTGATACATTGAAGACTTCCGCTGAAGTTTTTGCGCACGGTGGGGGCTTAGGGATTAATTTCAGTCCGTTAAGGGAATACGGCGCACCAGTATCTACAGGCGCATACGCTTCTGGCCCAGTATCTTTTATGCATATGTTTGATAGAGCTGCTAGTGTTATGAGCCAGACCAGTCGCAGGGGTGGGTTTTTAGGGGTTTTAGAACCAGACCATCCTGATATTATAAAGTTTATTACTGCTAAGCAAGATGAAGAATCTTTACCACACTTTAATATTTCTGTGGGCATTACCGATGATTTTATGCAGGCAGTTAAAGAGGATAAAGAATGGAATCTAATTTCAAGATATGATGGTTCTGTTGTGGAGACATTGCCAGCACGCAACCTATTTAATAAAATTGCAGAGTGTGCCTGGAATACTGGTGAGCCAGGGATTCTATTCTTAGATAGAATCAACAGGGATAATTCTACCCCGCATTTGGGCGAGATAAAAAGTACGAATTTGTGTGGGGAAGAACCCCTCTACCCCTACGAAATGTGCGATTTAGGTAGTATCAATTTAGTAAAGATGTTAAGTGAGTCTGATGGTGAATTAGTGCTAGATGAAACCAAGCTAGTACACACTACTACTCTTGCATTACGCTTTTTGGATAATGTACACGATGTTACATCACATATTTTGCCAGAAGTAAAAGAGGTATCTTTGTGCACACGCAAAACTGGCTTGGGAGTTATGGGATTTGCTGATGTGTTAATGCAGCTGGAGATTCCCTATGATTCACAGGAAGCTAGAGACTTAGCCAGAATGATTTCAACTACTATAAAGAGTACGGCTTATCAAACATCAGCTTTGTTAGCGGATATTAAATCTCCTTACCCCGCTTACGATGAAAATAAAAGTCAAAATATTTGGTATGAAAATCGCGCGGTTACACCAACCAGAAATTCACAGATGATGTCATTGGCTCCAACGGGGAGTATAAGCTTGGCTAGCGAGGTAAATTCAGGTATCGAACCTTATTTTGCTTTGACGTATACCAAGAATGTAACAGAAGGTGAGCACGAAACCAAATACGTGCTTAAAGAAACTAAAGCAATGCAGTATATAGAAGATTATCTTCGCAGGAATAATGTAGATAATAGTGAGGAAATTCTTGAGAAGATTGCTGAGGCTGGTACAGCCAATGTGGAAGGTGCTCCAGAAGAATTATCCGAGATATTTAAGACTGCTCACGAAATTAGTCCAGAAGACCACGTAAGAATGCAAGCAGCTTGGCAAAAAGATGTGGATGGGTCAATTAGTAAGACTATCAATATGCCTAATTCAGCCTCTATAAAGGATGTAGAAAGTGCCCTTATGTTGGCCTATGACCTTGATTTAAAGGGCCTTACAGTGTACAGAGATGCTTGTAGGAAGAAGCAGATTATGGAAAAGTCTTAGTTAATATCAAATTTAGAAATTTTTGGTAAAGAAAATCCCCGGTTACAGGTTTAGGTGGTGCCTGTAGTCGGGGATTTTCAGGTGGGTCTGAGGTATATATGAGGTGGGGTTGAGGTTATGTGGAGTTTGCCTGAAAAAAATGAAAATCTGACCAAAGAATATAAGTAACGAACCTAAGAACACATAAAAATAAAACCCTAACCGTAACGGTTAGGGTTTAGAGTGTTTATTGTTTTAACAATTCTAATTCTGTTGATATTAATATACCTGCTAGAAGAGCAATTGCTCTTCTGGTATATATTTTATGTAAGTTACCGTGATTTTTAGTTAGCGTTACACCTTCTATTTTCCCAAACATTTATACCCCCCTTTAACTTGTTTAGTTAATTTTAATTTTTCGCAGCATATGGTTCCCTTTGACAAAGACCAGTATCTTGGTAAGTTTTTGATTATACCATTTTGTAATGAAAAGATGTGTAAAGGTGTCTTAGGTGGTGGTGAAATTTTTTCAGCCTGTGCTTCCCACAACTGAAGATATGCCGTATCGTAAGTACACCGATAATAATCTATTGCGTCTTGCAGGTTGGAAAATGCAAAAAGACCATATCCCTTTTCTTTTAACCATTCTGGTGGCTGTACCCATTCTCCAGGTTTGTATTGTACTTGAGCTGATATTTTGACTGTACTGGACATCAGGTACCAGTACAATAGAATGTGAAGAACTGCTATTTGTTGCAAACCCGTAACTAATTTTAGTTATTCTTCCAAACATTTTACCTCCTCTACGACATTATTAGCACACTTTATACATGTAACCGTGCAATCATGTCCACCTTGATTATATGCTACAACTACAGCATCGTATATTCTGTAGGTTTTAACTTCATCAGGATATGTTGCAATTGCTTCAACCGTATGGTAATGTTCGCAAGAACTAAAAGCAAACCTAGTTACGTAATTAAATACTATTTTGCATTCTTCACCTAACGCTACGTGGTTAGCTTCTATTTCTTGTTCCTTTTGTTTTAGTTGTTTTCCTGTCAGCATTTTTTACCTCCTGTTTAATTTGGTATATGGAGTGGAAAATTCCTTTTACTACTAAATGTGTTTTTCCGATTTCTACCTGTTCACAAGGCGCTATTACCCTGAAGTGGTAGTCAGCCAATGTTCTTAGGTCTTCCCAGGTATGCTTACCATTTCTAATTCTTTCCAGCCTATCAAAAATAGTTTTACCAACCATTTAACCACACCCTGCACCAGCACTTGGTGCAATAATACTGACCGTTTAGCTCTAATACCATATCTGGAAAGTCTATTTCATACCAGGGAAGGCGTAATACAACTGGCAAATGTTTTCCAACTGTATGCTCACAACCACGTACTATGTTTGGAAACGTATATATTGCAGAACAATCCTTACAAAAGGTGAAATGTTCTGCAAACCTGGTTACATTTTCAGAGTTGCAAAATATACAAGACATGTTGACTCCTTATAATTCTAATATATTCTATTGGGTTAATATAGAATATTTTGAGGGTTCTCTGCTTTTTCGTGAAATTCTTTTATGTCGTCTGGTAACTTTGTATTTTTTATGAAATCTACAACACCATAGAAGCTACGTCTTTTGCAACTGGTTTTAACTGTATGTATAAATTCTCCTGGTCTTCGTAGCAACCACTCAAGAGCAGCCCAGAAGAATTCTCGCCCGTAAGAATGAAGGTATGTATTTTCACCTAATGCAGCATATAGATTGCTGCATTTTAGTGAATCCTTCCATTGGTATCTTACATTTCTGATTTTATAATGCCCGCCTTTTACCAGGTTGTAATCTAACAACCTCGGTATTAAGAGTATCATCGAAGTAATGGGTTCATATTCTAAATACCAGGCATTATTTAGTCGCATTTTACCATACACCTGACCTGAAAATCTCGTTTGAAACCCCTTTTTCACTTTTGCTTCTTCGGTATCAAGTGAAAAATAGTCAAGAAAGATACGGTTAGGAAACTTTAACGCTTGATATGTTTTCATATTTAATGCTCTAATTATACGATCAAGTAGTCTGTTATACTTTTTATAAAAGAACATGTTTCTAGGTATTTCAAAATTTAATAATTTTCTAGTTTGTTGCCATGTACCTGATTGTCTACGCATTAACCCAATCAGTTCTACATTTGGATTTTCTAGGTAGTTCCAGGTATCCCTAAACACCCTACTTAATTCTTCTCGACAGGTACTAGAGAAGTATAACGTAGTATTTTCATTGGTTTCAATGATGTGGGAGCAGGGGAAAATTATAGTACCATTTCTTTCTGGGTATTTATCTACTTTTGTGGTCAAGTACATATTATATTACCTCCTTAATAAGAGAGTAGGTTGAATGGGTGGTCATCGCTTAGCAACCGCATCCAATCTAAGCAGGTCGATGGTATTTTGCCTTTTTCTTTGGCCCAACCCATAAAAGATTCTACCCCATCTATTTTGCTTTTGTTTTGAGCTTCTTCTATTCTATCAAGAAGAAGTTTGGGATCGTGCATTAACCACTCTGTGAACCCCCAAAAATTCTTCTTACCGAAGTAGTTCAGGTAAGTGGTGCTAGCTAATTTTGAAAACCAATTTGTACAATGGAAATTATAGTTCTTATGAAAATAGCGCATTTGCGCTGAAGAGCCATATCTTATTCCTGTATTTACTAATCTGGGAAGTAATGTTAAGTACGACGTAATTGGTTTATACTTTAGAAATTGAGATGGTACTTGGATTTCCCCATACCAAGTACCTGTTCTGAGTCTTTTTGTGTGGGATGTAACCCAGGCCCATTTATATACAGGTTCAACTTCCCAACCGAATTTATGTGCTTCTAAATTAAATTCATGTTGTTGAGCTAAAAGAGGGGGACATAGGCGCATTTCTGTTAAGGTATAAATAATATGTGAATAAAATCTAGAGAACTGGTCTAGTAAAGTCTTGGTTCTTTTTGATTTATTCTCTATAGGGTTACGGTAAGATGGCCCGAAATTGCGTAAAAGACCATATATTTTTACATCCTGAGCTGGTAACTGCGATGCCCATTCTTTGAAAGCATAGGAATTAGTTTCCCTACAAGATGCCAAATGGTGCAAAACCCATTTGTCTTTGTAGCGTGAAAAATACTTGTTATCTCGGTTGAAGTTTGCTTGTGTATAGTTTGTAATTCCTAACATAATGACCCCCAATTTGTAAGGGGTGTGAGCGGTTACTCACACCCCAATTTAATTCACCAACTTAATCCACAGGTTAATTCACAAACTCCAGTTTTCCCGCCAGTTACCTTTCGGTCTGGTGGGAATTTCAAACCCAACCAGTTTGGCAACCATTTGCAAAACCTCTTTGACTTGGTTGGGTTCTCTCGTGACCAAAGTATTGATTAAAACTTCTTGTGGAATATATTCCACAAGAATATCATAGGTATCCTCATTGTAGCATTCTTGTGCCAATTTGAATACCAGTTTGGTCGTTTGCGGTGCCCGGTAATATACATTACTTGGAGTTCTGTATTCAACTCCAAAGGGTTGGCGGCGGTAGATTCCGGGTTTACCATATACTCCAGCGCGTTTTATACCCTCTTCACCAGAGAGGTATGTGTCCAGCAATCCAACTGTATAATCTAGAGCTTTAATGGGTTTTTCCTGGAACGGTGCTCCCAGGTGAATATGCCCACCAAAGTATCGGTATGGATGTTGAGACGCATCCATATTACTTGGGTCTTGGTCGCGTCCCCAAACCGATAGGTCTGGGTCACAACCAAAGATAGCTGCACGCTCATCCACTTCACACCACTCTAGATCAAATGGTGTGCTGGGTATCATTTTGATGGGTTTCTCCAGCACATGTTCTAGCTCATGCATATAGCCAAACATTTCTCTTAAATTATTAACCATATTTGCTACTGTTTTTGCCGGTTGTACGTTCAGTTCCAGTGCGGCACCATCGGGAAAGAAGCGACCACACCCAATAGCTAGGTTGGTCTCCAATTCTGCCTCTTGCATAGCCATTTTAGCTGGGTAACAGGTTCCATTTTCGACTACTGGAAATTCTGGATCGCATCCTAAGGTAATCATGATAGTATTTCCTCCTTATTCTGGTAGATTGGGCATTCGTTTGTATATTCACAGTACCCACATTCACTCTCCAGGTACCGCCTCTTGTAACTTTCGCAGAAGAGACGGTCAAACTTTCTGCAGTAATTTCCTTCTATCTCCTCTAGTTTATTACCGCAGTAGCAATATGCTTGCAGATATTGCTTTTGCGGTGGATATTGTATCTCAAACCCGCAGGATGGGCACCTGACTACCGGCTTGGTACTGCGTACTGGTTCACTCGCATTTACATTCTGCGACAGGATTTGGGGGGTTACCCCATCATTCGTGACGGTAACTCTAACTTGTCCTGTCACCTCAAGCATGATGGTTCCCTGGGCTTTTGAAAACTTGTAACTGCAATTTGGACATGTTACTTCAATCATGTTACCTCCCTATCTAAATGTCTTGTTCTTTTTTGTAGAAGTCACCCACTCAAGAGAAACTCTCACGTTCAATATGTTTGAATACCTCCTTTCCCACTTGTTTTTTATACGTTCGGATTTCTGACCATTCAAAAACCCCCTCACTTGGTTTGTTCCGATTGCAGCCCATTTTATTACCCTGAAAGGCTTACATTGATTCCAGGGTTTTGTTTCAAAGATTAGAAAAATTGGTCTTTCCTGTTTTTCTGCAGCTTTACAAATATAAGGTATCTGAGACATTTTGCTGATACCAGCAGTTAAACTTTGTCCGGTGTTACGGATTTGTGCTCCGAATTGAATAAATTTTGTTATATCTATTCCCATTTTAACCCTTACTCAATTTCAAAGTATTTCTTTATTACGGTTACCCCGTGTGGAGAAAATTTAGCCTTTTTGGCTAATTCAAATATATACGGGTCTTTTTGCGACAGCATAATAAGAAATCGTAATTTAATCTCTTTGTCGTTTATATCATTTTCCTTTAACATCCAGGAGTATTCTGAGACCAACAAGGAAAATAATTGGGGGAAAACTACATCCGATGTGTAACGGATTTCATCCCCTACGAGAAACCCGAAAGGTTGAGAATTTTCCAGGGTTTGTGTGGCCATTTCTAGAATAGTCTGTTCCAGAGTGTATCTTACTGCTGGCACAGTGGGTATATCGGTATTTTCTGAAACCTCCCAAAGGAGATTATGGTCATCTCCTTCAATTCCCATTAACTGGCCATCCGTATTAATAGTAATTTTTTTAGGTAATTCTTTAGCAAGGTCTTTTCTACCCTGCATAAATTCCTTTGCCCAGTTAACTTTCGCATTGGAAGTATAGCATACCTGGTTGGGCCTTTCTGGGTCTAAGATCAAACCTGGGCAGTGGTTTACAAAGCTGGGGTAGAATTCATCGTTAAGCTCGTATTCACCGGCTAATACGAAGAGACCGTCTGTGCCGGTGTATTTTCCTTTTTCAGCTCTGGCTGAGTGTAGTTGTCTATAGATCATATTACCTCCCTACCATTACCTGTGATTTTGACTAACCCAGATTTTTGCAGGAACCTTTCACGCTCTTGCAATTCTCTGGGTGTAACCGATAAGATGTTTGAAAGTGTCTTCTTACTACAAGCACCGCTCTCTAATGTACTCAGGTACAAACGGTCTAAATTATCTAGACCATTCTCATCTACTTGCAGATACTCCTCCAAGATTTTTGCTACATTCCCAGGTGATTCTGGATAATTTTTATAGTCCATAATCGCGGTTACCTCTTCCGCTAATTTCACACCTCTGCGTGGTATACCTTTGCACCTGGGGGCGATTATATCGGTTGATGCCTTTTTAAGGTCAGTGTGTACACCGATAATTTGAGATAGTTCTGTTTCAGTGTACCCACCAAGACGAATTTGGTAGGTACGACTGCGCATTGGTGCTGGTAGTTTTGCACTCATATTAGACACAAATACAAAACTTCGGTCATTCATTAGTGGATAAAACTGTTCAAAATTTCTTATGGTATGGGCTTCATCTATTACTGTCAGGTGTGCTGACGGTAAATTATTTATGGGTGGCAGTAAGTAAGCATACATTGCTATGCATGCTACCACAAATAAAGCTAAAGCAGTTTTACCCATTCCATAATGCCCCTTTAGAAGAATGTTGACCGGATGGTCAAAACTCTTCTCCAGCAACGCCTGCATTCTGGTCTTCTGCTTTTCCTGCCCAATATAATTACTGGGGGGATTCATACTCAATTACCCCTTCTGCGTTAAGTTCCTGAAGGTGTTTAGCAAATAAATCTGTATAATAAGTCACGGTCTTGCTATTTAGAGCTGGCCCCGTGTTTACCTCAAAGACCAAAACCTCACCTTGTCTGTTTCTAGCTATATCTACCCCGCCGTAAATTAAACCAAGTGCTTCAACCGCTTTTACAGCGGTCTCTGCGCATTTTGGGTAATATTTTTCTAGGTTCACTCTCTTGTATCCCCACCCGAATTTTGAGGTTCGGATTTTTTTATGTGCGTCATCCTCTCTGGGTACTTTTCTAAAGCCCTTTACGGCTTCACCGTTTACCACGTGTACCCTTAGTTCTCTATCGGCCTCAAAAAAGGACAGGAAATATTTGCACCCGCTTTCTCTTGCTTCAGCAGGTGCTTCTACGATTTTAATATCTGCACCTGCTTTATGGTTGATCCTTCCCCGCCCAACCAGCGGGTATAAGCTTTCATCTTGAGGTGGAATGTGGTATACCTCTGCAACTGGTATACCATTTTCCCCCATAACTTCGACAGCGCGGTGCCCACGTACTGCCAATCTAATACTGCTTCTTGGTTGCAAGGCAAAGTCGTTTTGTGCATACGTCGAGCTTCCCCACCGCACCACAACCTTGTTATTTTCTGGTGTCTTGGTATACCCAATTCCTAGGTTTCTTGCAATTTGTTTTGCAGTTTTGGACGTTGTGCGGTGATACAACACCTTTAAGTTTCTATTTGTTTGGGGGTAAAATCTATTATATATCATTGCACTACCTCCTCAACTTCTTGTAGCATTTTCTCAAGCTCTTCGACCGTATGAAATACATACGGGTAAAATGTATCATTGGAGGTTATTGCGTCTACCTCGTATATCGTCAGACCCGAAATTGTTTCAATGCTTTCCGCAATACCCACTTTTTCAGGGGTACGGAATTCTAGCATAATATCTTCTACTTGTGATAAACCTTCTTTAATTTCTTCGGTGGAGCATTCGGATAATGGTTTCTCCATTACATATTCTGCCCAACCCTCCACCTCTGTCCATGTTAGACCTTTGAGAAATTCAATAATTATTTCTGCCTTTTCTACCACTTCTGATTTATCATTTTTGGTGTAAGTTGTATACGCTTTTGTTACATTTCTTTTACCCTTCTCCCTAGGTAAGTCAGCGGTTTCAGTGTGTTCTCCATTTGTGTATTTCTCTACGGTGTTCCAAGTGAGTTTTTCTGGTTCTCCAGTCTCTACTTGGTATCCCCAAACTTTAGGAAGATTTTCTAGCCAATACCGTAAGTTTTCTAGAGCTTCTTTTGAGGTGTTGACTACGAGCATTTCTCTGTTTTCTGTGGTCACCTTCATTTTGTGCAGTGGGTTGGTGCCTCGCACTAAAAAGAGATTATCTTTTTGAATGATTACTAACGCAAAAGAACCCTGCCATTTTTTCGTAACTGTTTTTATACTTTCAACAGTTACGGTTTTAGATTCTGAAATCAATGCACGAAGAAAAACCTCAGAATCACATGGTTCGTGCTCGATTTCACTCACCAATTTTTTATACACTTCGGAACTCTCATAACCTCTGAAGGTTCCATTATGTGCTAGATATACATCTTCACACATAAAGGGGTGTGCACCGTCTACACCCCCGGTACCTTTTGAGATTGCTCTTACATGCCCAAGAACGTGGTTTGCATTGTTTAGGTTAGGCATATGTTCTTGAAACAGTTCGGTCTCTAAAGCTTTAGAGGCCGTCTTACCAGATTTAAAAGAAACAGTAGGTATTGCTACCCCTGTTCCATCAGTATTACCTTGTTGTTCGCCTGTAAGCAACAAGGTTTTCATTAAGAAAGGTTTTAAGCCTTTCTGGAATTGTTGTTGTGGTTTGTGAACTATTGCGGACAGTCTACACATTAATTACCTCCTTAGATTATTGTCAGGTTGGCGTACCCAGGAATGAGTTGCAAATTTTCCTCTCTGGTAAATTCATCAAACCCAAATGTATTATCCGGGTCTATGATTTCTGGACGTAAACTTTCGGGACAGTTTCTAAACCTGTAGGTGTGTCCCAGGTGCCCTCTTTGGTGTCCGTGGACACCACGCGGAAACCTCCTTGGCAGTTCCCATAATTCTTGCATTGTGGGTATATATTGTGGGGCAGGGTCTAACCACTCAATTAATTCATCGAGTGTTAAGTTGTCAGTACCCAGGGGATTTCTGGGTAGTCTTTCGGTACCTTTCTTCCAGAAAGCCGACCGCACCAACTTTTTACTTAATTCAACCCAAGTAAATAAATACTTGGGGGTAAGCGTAGAATTAAATAAGCGTAGTTCAGTTGTTTCCTGGGTAAAAAGTGATAATAAGTTTAACCAGACGTACCTGGCTTCGTGGTATCTGGCTCCTGAATAATTCCCTAGCGATTTAGCTAGGTTTTTTGATGATTCTAGATTGTTAATAATCTTCTCTGCGTCAAACACTTTGCGCAGGTGGCCTTTACGGTCATGCACAACGGGAGGTGAAAGCAATGGCCGGCAATAACCATAGTCTGCTCTTAACTCGCCTCGGTGCCGACCTACCTCACCACAAGCAAGTCTATAAAAACCTGCTTCTAGGTATAATCCCACTTCCAAGATATTCTTAATTATTTCAGCTGGCAAGTCTCCGGTATGTACGTGAACGTGAATACCGGTTTGGGCATTCACGCCCTCTCCGGTACTTTTTAGAGCAGACAACAATTGCCTAACTTGGTCTTTCCATCGTTCGTCATTTTCGGTGTCTAAAATGGGCGAAACAAATTCTCCCCCGCACTTTACCTGTCTGAAGACAGGTTTGCTGGTGCGTAAAGTACCTCCCAGCACATGAGAGTGTGACCTACATGACCCGTCTTCCACCAAACGCCAGCCAGGCGGTGTAAGGTTGCGTAGGAAGCTTTTAGCAGAGTTCCTTGCTTCAATTTCTATACCCACATTCATAATTAACATAGACCCTCCTTAATACTGTATTATCGCTCCATAACATTCTTGACAAATGCGCCCATACTTTGATTGTATGGTTTGTTCAAAATCCGTGATCTGCCTGCACATGTTACAGACCACTTTTCCGGTATAGCAGTTATTACATACTGCTACACCATTTGTATTATACATATAGCGCGGGAGCGCCCATTTCCCGCATACCTTACACTTTTTCATAATCTGCGGGTGTGTAAGGTTTGCATATTCTTCATACTTTGAGGTGTCTATCATAAAATCACTCCTTGGTTGTTATTTATGAATTGCCGGCGCGTTTTCTTGCCGACACTCTCAGTATAGCGGAGCAAACTTACCGTGTCAAGGGGGTTTAGAAAACCAGCCCAAATCCGCGGTTAAATTTTTTGGTAAACTGGTCTGGTAAATAACCATAAATTATCAACCACGATTTTTGTTTGGTCAAAAGATTGCCCTTGACACGGTAAATTCGGCGTGTTATAGTCAAAGCGTCGGCGGGCAAAGCCCGAAATCCGCTTATAGGCCCATAGCTCAGTCTGGTTAGAGCGTCCGGCTCATAACCGGGTGGTCACTGGTTCAAATCCAGTTGGGCCTACCATTAACTTATAAGGAGGAAAAATGCATTTTATAGCAGAGTTTATGTGTAGTAGTAGTCTTAATTACGTAACCACAATTTCAACCTCTGAAGTGGGTTGGGAATTGTTTAGCAAATTGCAAAGGGAGTTTCCTGGTTTAAAGATAAAGAATGTACAGGGAACAATACCAGCACACTTTAAGAACGAGGTTAGTTTTGAGGTTCCGTTAGAATATGTAGCCAGGTGCCATAGATTTACAAATGCAAATATGGTTAAAGTTATGGTGCGAGAAGCAGACCTGAATAAGTTTGTTGTAGTAGAGCGAGAGGTTCAGGAAGGTAAAACTTTTCCTGGTATGCAGCCTCATGTGTTTACCAAAGTTAGGTATAATCGCAGGATTGACCAGGAAAAGCTCCTGGCAGCTTGGGAAGCTGCTGGGTACAAGAATTACTTTGTATAAGGAGGTAAAATGTCCTATTGGTATTTTAATTTGAGTAAGTTCAACGTTGAATTGCCGGAGCGTTATCAAGAGGCAGGCTTCTCTATTAAGAGAGTTTCACACCACCAATGGTATAACGATACTTTCCTAATAGGGAAGAAGAATTCAGGTGTTCAAGGGTGCCTGGCTCCGTTCCCAGGCACCTGTGGTACAGGTGTTGCATTCAAGGTTAGGGGGGATAGAAATCAAATTGACGAAGTATTGGCGGTAATTGAGTGTGTAGCGGCTCAAATGAAGTTTAGTAGTCTGATGTATTCTACTACACTTCGACCAGCATATTACGATCTTCGCAAGGTGCTTGAAGAGAGGGGGTATGTAAAAGAAGTATCCCGTCGGAACCGTAGGTATTCGCGCAAAGGTAGACCAGTAGTGTTTTATACAAAGTATGGACTTCACCCCATATACGGAACCACCAGAGAAGAAGAAGCGGAGTACCATCAAACGGGATATAAACAGGAATATTTAAGGATGCATTTAGAGACCGCTCTCGCAGCGGTGCAAAATGCAGATAAAGAGTTAGCAATCAGTACGTTAGAAAATTTATTAAAGGAGGTATAATATGTCAGTACCGTATACCGTACTAGTTGCACTGGTAATCGTAAGTAGCGTGTGGGTTGGGATCCCAGTAGTCGAAAACAACTGGGATCACGTCCAAGAGAGAAACCACACCGACGCTTACGAACTTAAGCAAGATTTCCTAACCGGGAATCTTTCAGAGTACGAAGTATGGTACTCTTTGAAAAAGGGTACTGTATTAGTACTGGCAAGGACGGATAATGGTTTGTTCTTGGGTGTAATAGTGAGAATCTTTGAGTTCCGAAATGGTAGCCTGCGTGTACTCGATTCTGATACTGGGTATGTATGCACCGCTATGGTGCACCCGTATGGATATTGGAGGTACATACAGAAGCGAGATTCTTATGCACCAATGATACTGGGTTCGCCAATGTACCACCTACTGTTTAGGTGGTTTGAATAGTGTGTTGTGCCGGTGTGGTGGAATCTGGTAGACACCGGGGACTTAAAATCCCCTGATCGCAAGGTCGTGAGGGTTCGACTCCCTCCACCGGCACTTGTTTAAAAGCCCTGGTAGCTCAATTGGATAGAGCACCGGACTTCTAATCCGGTGGTTGCTGGTTCAAATCCAGCCCAGGGTATCGTAGGATTTTAATAATTAAAGGAGGTATCATGGTCATATTTGGGCCTAAAAATAAAGAACAACAGGTTTTCCGAGTAGAGCGGGTTCAGCCACCGGAACCGCCAGTACCTGAGGAAGTTGAACGTGAAATAGGTGAGGGTGGGGTAGGTGAGGGTGTGGTGGGTGAGGGTAGGGCGGGTGAATTTGAACCACCTGAGCGTCAACCTGCTCAATTTGATGGTGCGCCGGAAGTGTCTCTCCGAGAACCAGACAACCTGGAAAATTGGAGAGAAATAACATTTGGTAGTTTCAATTTCTGGGTGAAAGAAGAGAATGAAGAGGTAGAAAATGAATAAAATACTGTACTTTACGATGTTATGGTTTTTGCTGGGGTTGATACCTAGTGTATCCACCGCATTACACATATATTGTCTCTTGGAATATGAAACCGTGAAAGATATTATTACATGGGGTAGACTAATTTTCTTTTTCCTATGCCTACCTTCCAACCTAGTTGTATTATTGACAATTCTCTTATTATTCTTGGTGCAGAGAATTGGAAGAATTGTCAAAGATGTTGAAAGCTGGTTTAGCCAGCCAATTTTCAAATAATCTGGTAAAAGAATCGCGCAGTTACGCAAAACCCTCACCTCATGCAGCATGTGCTTCATGGCATGTGCATGCATGAGGTGGGAATGTTATAATAAGGTAAAGATATTTAGAGCTTGCGTAACGAACCAAAAAATTTTTACCAGCTCTCCCAAGCCTGGTAGACTACCTTCTTTTATATAACGCGCATGCGCGCGCATGTGCATGTACAGTATAAGGTAGATTAACTACGGGGTAGGTTAATTAGAAGGTAACTTAATCTTGGTTAATACCGAATTTCATTTAGTCACAATCAATCAACCAAGACTTTTAGCTGGTTTTTTAAACCCCCTTGACACGGTAAGTCTAGTGTGTTATAGTAAAAGCGTCGAACAAGGCAGGCCGAGAGGCTAAAAAATTATTTACCAGACCTAAAGGAGGTCACAGAATGAACGTTAAACTAGTTATGAACCAAGATTCAATTAAAAGCAGCGCGGTAAAGGTAAAAACGCAGACGGTCTTCATCAATGGAGAAGAGAACGAGTTCGCGTCTTTCGTAGATACCGCGTACATCCCTCATGGGGTGTACGAGGAATTAGAGAAAGACCCTGAGGAATCAGTGGTTTTGACCTTTACCGACGAAGAGCCAGAAGACAACCTTCTTTACCAGGAGATGGTCGAAGAGAGGGAAACCAAGAACACCCGAGTTTTGAACCACAACACCATCTATTTAGATGGTGAGGCTCTCTCAAGTCTGGCGGTTGGTATTAGAGGTATCTATGTGCAAAAAGACTCTTTCGACAAGGCATTTGATGGTGACCTCTGGTTAGCCATTTCCTAGTAGTTTAAACCCAAACCCTGGGCACAACCGGGTAAGTTGTGCCTGGGAGTTTGGGTTTAAGCTTTTAAGTATGATATGAGGAGGTAAAATGGCTAGAGAACGCGGTAAGGACAACATATTCACAGAGAAAGACCTGTGTCTGGTGATTCATCGGGCGGAACGCACCGCCTACGTAGTAGGTGGGCGCGGTCAGGCAGAGAAGGTAGTAGACATGCTCGGTAAAGATGAATGTTTGAAATTCACCTGGAGAGGTGATGAACAATACTTTAAGCCACTGTTATACCGCTCCAGCCGGCGCTTATCTGCGGGTATAAGTTCGGATAACAAAATGGTTGATTCTGTGGTGATTATGTTCAACGAATCTAAATTTGACATCCGGTTTGTGAAACCGGGTGTACAAGGGGTAGAAAAGAGAATACCTACGACTGGTAAGGAGGAAGCCTTTCGCGACTTACCAACAGGTGTTTCAGTGAAGGAGTATCTTAAGAAACGATATAACGGTCAGGTAGACGCTTGGCCGGTAGAGTAGGGAGGTAGAATGAACCAGGGAAAGAAGTTACGTAAAGCTTTTAAAGTATTGTATCAAGGTAACTGGATTAGAGGTTTGGATGACGGCGAGGACGTCCGGGTCTCGGTAATGACAATCATTCAAACTTCTTATTTAAGGTCTAACGCGACCCGGAACAAGAAGACCATCGCGGAGGATGTCGCTAACCTGTTATCATTTAGTTGTCGCGGTCTCTCTTTAGTGGGGGAGATAGAAGTGGAAAGTGATCTTACCCAACGCGAGAAAGGTGTTGGGTATACGGGGAAGACCTACTATGTACGGTTGCGTACCCGGGGTATGCGCAACTGGGACTTCGGTCGAGTTTTTGCGGTGAGGACACGTTCTAACCTTACGCAGATGACCTGGCTATAGTCTGGGGTAAGTTTCTCTCTTAACCAAAGGAGGTAGAAATGAACGAGCAAAAATATCTGAGTGACGAAACAATTGACCGTTTGCGTAACCTGCATAATGTCAACCGTCTTGAGGTTCAAGACTGGGGAGATATTTCCCTAGTCTTGGGGTATGAAATTAAGTCTGACCAGGCTTATGTCGTTAAGATTGATGAAATTGAAGGTGTGTTCGTTTTGCTGCCTAAAACCTTCTTAGAGGAGTTCAGCCGCAATGATGAAATTGAAGTTTGCGGGTATTACCTCTGGGAGCGGTGGGGTAGTAAACGGTTTATGCTTGGGCCTAAAGAGCATATGGGTTCAATTAATAAAATAGCACGGTGTCATTCTTGGACAGTCGAACTTGACAAGCACCGTGTTCGCCACAGTACCCGTGATATATCTGAAATCAAGTGCGAAGTTGATACCGCACGTGAGTATGAACGTCGCATTACCGTAAGAATCGAAAAGATTTAATATTCTGACTTTAATATTCTAACCCCACTCTTAATCGAGTGGGGTTAAGGAGGTAGAAATGAATGAGGTAGAACGAGCCAAGAACAAATTTCTCAAGAGGGTAAACAAATACACCGCGGGAATTTTCGAGTTTGAGAGTTCGGTCCAACTGGCGAGAGCGACAAGAACCCGGTTGGATAAAACTAGGGAAATAACGCATTATGGTGTCACATTGGAGGCTGTCAAACTTGACGGTAGTACATATGCTTACCGTTGTCTGTGTGACGGTAAACGCACCGGTTGGCAGGTTGACAATGCTCGTTGGTTGCTAGACTTTTTCACCCGGTGCATTTACAGGGTGGAAGAGGAGAGAAAAACCTTCGACATGGTAGGTTTCCGGAAGGTTCCGGAATGGGAAAATATTCTTGGGATTTCTTACCAGGATTTGATTAGCTCTTAGCAGGGAGGTATAAGGATGAAGAAGGTATGCACGAAGCAGGTCTGTTACTCAGACATTTTGGAATCCCTTTACACCAAGCCGGGTTCGCCCGGTGAGGAGGTGGGGATTTACTCAGACTTTCTACCTGGAAGTTTGGGTACTCTAATCCTCGGCGAAGAAACCGAGGAAGAGTGGCTTGACCAGCACTTTGAAAATACCGTAGCCTGGGAATTGGAGAATGCAGGTTACACCGTGGTAGGTGAAGTTAATGGAAAACCATGGGATGAATTGTTTTACGTAAACGACCGGATTGAGGAATCTTTACAAGGGCGCGAGGTTAGAATCAGACGGGTATATGCAAGTGATGGGTTGTATACTCGTCATATTTGGGTGTTTTTGTGGGACAGTATTGCAAATCGGTGGTTAACCTCTAGACAACTCATTCAACCGGTTGGGCCTTGCTTGGAGTTTTCCACCTCTTCAGAGGTGGAAAAGTATTACGGGTATGAAACGGATGGTTGGTGCCCCTGCAACCATTGTCGGATGAAGGAAGACCTGGTAGAATGGACAAGTAATGTATTCTACCAAATTAGTTTTACCCACATTGAATGGAGTGAAGCAGGTGAAATTAAACCATATTAAAAATAGTTTAAGGTGAAAATAGGAGGTAAAAATGAAACCAACTTTGGAAGACGTTGCTGGGGGTATACTAATATTCTTGATTATTGGTGTACCCTGTATTATTTTTTTAGACGCTTGGATACCAAAACACGGTACTCAGGAAGTAGCGGTTCTCAAAAAGATAGTAGTACCCAAAGACAATATTGAGTTTAAGGTTGAGGTTGGTGGTGAGTTAAAAACGGTATATTCGTGGTCTCGGTCTAGGTGTGTTTACTTTTTTGAACATAGGGGCCGGGTGCTGCGAGTAGTCGCGCCAGACCATTATATAAGAAATAGAATTACCGTAAGCTACAAAATCTCGAAAATATGGGGTGCTTACGAGTATAGGTTGGTAATTAAATAAATAGAAGCAGCAGTATCAATAACTCCAGGTATAAAAGCCTGGAGTTTATTTTTTGCCGAGTGTAAGGTATATAACCAAAGCGTTATAACCACCAGTAATAATATTTCGGTGTTAAATTGAAAGTATCTCGGTGCTAAAATCTAAAAGTTTCGGTGCTAAAATTCTAATATCTCGGTATTAAAATTCTGGTATCCCGGCCCCGAAAAGAGAGTAAAAACCACCTAAAAACCCACCTAATATAGTAATTAAGTTACCAATAACACAGGATAAGATGGTAGTAAGTAATAGTAAGTATAAAACAGTGGTGGTATAAAGTGGTGGTATAGAAAGGTATGCGGTATAGATAGGTGATTATGGTATAGATATAGAGTGGGGTTATGGTATAAGATGGTGGTATAGGATGGGGGTGAAGCGGTCGGTATAGGATGGTGGTTATGGGGTATCAGGTCAACAACCTTACACATACATACCCACAAGTACATACCCACAAGTATGCACCAACACCCCACACCACCATACCAAACTACCTGGTAAGCACATCGCGCAGTTACACGCACACCGAGCCTAGATATTTACCATATTTATAGTTACTGTGGCACTGGTGGGTGCAACCTTCTTGCTAAAACCTCCTATAGAAACCAGATTCTCCTCTAGCGCAAACCAGATTCTCTGGTAACGCACCCCTGCGCTTACACGTGTATATACCGGTTGAATACCTACTCCACGTTAGGTGCTAGGTATAAATAAATAGGTGGAAGCGGGTTGGTACTGGGAAATTGGTACTAAGGAGTTGGTACTGAGGAGTTGGTACTGGCCTGATAACGAAAATACGTGCGGAGACCAGTATATATCTAAACCAGTATATATGAAGACCAGTATATATGAAGACCAGTATATATAGAGACCGTAGTGAGGCCCTACCTACAGAGTAATAACCTAATACAGACATTCTAATCAGGTATATATAATTGTGCATAGATTTTAATTGTGCATAAGTTGGGATTTTATCTGAGTAATGAACCTACCTCTTTTGGGTAATGAACCTACCCCCTATCCTGGCGATAAGCCTTTTTATATACACGTGTGCGCATGTGCTAAACTGACGCATGATCCTGGCATGTGTGTTGCCTAACGCCAGTACACTCTCCAGTACACTTGACAATGCGTCAGCATGTGCTATAATAACGCTATGTTAAAGAAAAGCCCACTCCGAAGCAGAAACCGGCGGTCTCTTGTCCGCCAAGTAGGAGACCGGGCCAAGATAACCGGGAGGTGATGATTAAAGATGCTACGTTGGTCGTAACACAATTTAGTATTCTAGGGTAAGTTGCGGGGGAAGTCCCCATTTAACAAGGAGAAACCAGAGTGAAACTCGTTAATGAAGGAAAAGAAATTTCAATTTCACAGGTAACCTTAGACTTCATCTACCACTCACTGGTAGTACAGTCCGAGGTAGAAGAAAATTCAATGTTACCCGACGATGTTGTTCGTCAGGAAATGTTGGAGGTAGCCGATTTAATTAGGGAAGTCTTAGTTGAGGAGAAACCAAAGTGAGGATTCACATTCGAATAGAAGAAACCCACGCGCAGGAATTGGAAGAAAAAGATAGAAACCGAGCGAGAAGGTTACGCTCAGAAAGAAGAAAGCGTCAAGCGGTTAAGAAAGGAGAAAGTAAATAATGTATTGCCAAATGTGTAACAAGACCGGTCCCGGTGTAGAAGTGAGAAAAAAGCACCGGCGTGCGCTATGCATTAAATGTGCAATGCAAACACCAAGAAAGGTAAGTAAACAGGAATTCTTGGAAGTAATGTGGGGTGAGCATCTAAGTGAGGTGCCTTCTCACATTAAACGGGAATTCTATCAGGATTATATGCTTAGCCAGAATACCCTGGTTAAGTATATCCTGTATTCCTGCTCAGATGTTCATACCGAACAACAAGCATACCGGCGGATTGTAGATAGGATTGAGGTGTAACCGTAAAAATTTTTCGCGGTTACACGTAGGAATTAGAGGGTAAGTAGTTAATTCTACTTGCCCTTTTTTATTTTGCCGACCGGAAAAGCCTAATAACGAACCTAGTACTTACTCTGGTATAATCCTGCTTTAGTATAATCCTGCTCTGGTGTAACTCTTCTTGGTATAACTCTTCTTGATATAATCTTACTCTGGTGTAATTCTTCTCGGTATAACTCTTTTTGGTATAATAATACTGTTAGTATAATAATATTACTAGTATAATAATGCTATTAACATAATAATGAACCTTACATGCGCGTGCGCGTGTGCTTGTAATATAGGATGGACAATCGACTATTTGACGCCAGCTTGACAATGCCACAGAACATGCTATAATAGGCTTGCGTTAAGGAAAGATTTAGTAAGAAGAATTAACCAGGAGGTTAGCATGATTCGGTCAGATGTTCATACAACCGGTAGCATAGAGCACAACGAAATCATTCTCACGCGCGGTATGGATTGTTATGCCGCACTCACAACCTCCCGGGAATATAACCGGGAGATGCAAATGTACCATCGGCATTTCATTCTTCTGGTTGAGGGATATGACGACGACATTCCTCAACCAGATTGGAATGCTGATTACCAGGGGGTATAAGATGCAGGTCAAGATTGAGATAAACGGATACGGGCCTCTGGTCAATGATCTGGCCGAGGTATTAAAGCGGGACTTACAAAAGTCCATAGAAACGTATTATACGGTCAGGAAAGAATTCGATGAATACCTCGCGCAAGAATGCGCAGAGGTTAGTATTGAAAGCACGGTAAGACTGAATGACGGTCTTACTGGTGCTCAGGCAAATATCGAGATAGTTGAGTAGGGAGGTATAATGTACAAGTTGTTCAAGCTTACACAGGAAAAGATTTTCCAGGTTGAAGACCGCAAGGTTAAGATGTATATAAGTAAGAACCGTGAGACGGTTAAGGTAACGTTAACGGATATGCAAGGCCGGGTACTTGCTACCCGGCACTTCTCCAGGGGTTGGCGACCTCGGCATTGGAACCTGACCACCTGTAAGGGCGGTTGGGATGCTGAGTTGAGTTATACCGTGGGGCGTGGAGCAGGGATCCACCGGTCAAGTATGTTTTTAGATTTGTAGGTAGGAGGTAAAAAATCGAGAGGGTGAAATTCCCTCTCTTTTATTTTACCCCTGCTAGTGAATATATAACGAACCTAGCACCAAATACCCTCTCCAAAATATTCTATGGTAAGAGGTTCTATGGTAAGAGGTTCTGTGGTAAAAGTTCCCCGCGCTTACATATTACAACCTCTCTGGTAATTAGCTTCTCCAGCAGCTAGCTTTTCTGGTAAATACTTCCCCGCGTTACACGTAACCCATATTCTGGTTAGTAGTTAAACTTACAATTTATTTTTCAATCTTGTGACAATTTCTTAAAATTTCAGAAATAGCGGTAAAAGTCAGAAATAGCGGTAAAGGCTTTGCGCGGTTACACTCAGGCTTGAGCTGGTAACGCACCGCCTGGTTAACACATTGCCGCAAGAAATCTTGCTACAACAGAATCCGCTTGCAATATTAATTGTAGCAAAAAAATATAACAAAGTATCATTATAATGCAATAACAAAAAGACACCACAAAGTATAACTATATTGTAACATTAATTACAGTAAAGAAATTTTGTAAAATATAATTGTATTACAATATGGTGTGTAGTACAATTAAATATACATTACTGATATATTATACGATAAAATATGTATGAAAGTAAGTATGTAATGAACCAGAAAATTGCCAAAAGAATTGTATCAAATAAACACCGCAAAACACAATTATACTGTAATTAATATTACAGTAAAGAAATATAACAAAGTATCATTATACTGTAATCTGGTTTGTAGTACAATTAAATATATATCTTCTGATATACTATGCGATTAAATATGTATACAATTAAATATTATATAATCAGATATATAATACAATTAAATATGTATGCAATTAAATATATATAACGAACCGGGGAATTGCCAAGGGAATTGCAATCATAAGATACACTGGCAATTGATACACTGGCAATTGATACACTGGCATGTATATATAAGGAGGGATACAATTATAGGGGGATTGTAAGATAAACTTGTAAAAGCTTTTAGAATGCATGAAATGTTATGCACTTGCAAAAAAGCATTGCATTGCTAAGCATAAAATAGCTTGAAATCGCCTGAAATCGCCTTAAAAGTGTAGCTTTTGCAAAATATCATTGCAAAAGTTAGCAATTTTAGGGAATTTGGGAATATCCGACGGTTTTAACATTACTGCGTATTTTACGCTTGCGATATTCTACTATCCCGCTATAATTGTAAGCGTTCTTTAATAATTAAATAGCTTTGGACTTATTCAACGCGCGGGCGTATGTGGCGCTAGCACTTTTACGAAACGGGTTCCGTAGCCCGACGCACAAGCTCATAGTTGCGCACAATGAGCGAGCGAGAGCAGCTTCAACGATTTACGACGGCTCCACATGTGACGCGCGGATTGTCCAGGCGCGTTTGTTTGGATTTTCTAGCTTATGGGAGTAGAATGATGAAATGCCGTAACTGTGGCAAAACATACTCGAAACATGAACGTGATGAAATGCTGGCGTATATGTTTGTCGGCGCGCCGGATGAGGATTACATAGTCCTTATTGAGGGATTGTGTATAGACTGTTGGCCGGAATACTATTAAGGGGGATAAGATGAAAAAGATTAAACGTATCTTAATTGTGATAGTGTTGGCTTTGCCCTTAATCCTCTCCGCCGTAGCTTGCGATGACGAGGACGGCGACGGGGATGTAAGTATCGGACGGGAAGCATGCGTAGCGGCATGCTCCCTCCAGTACGAACGCGGCAGCGAAAGCTGGCATAGTTGCACTTCATTATGCCCAGCTGATTAATCTTAACGATAGATCAAATAAGAATAGTAAAGGAAAAGACAATGACAATCCAGATGGAAAAGCTCGAGAGTCTGTTAGCTAAAGAACACATTAACGCTCTGGATGTAATCGGAGCGTTAGACTACTGCCTCAATGCCAAGGCAGTAGAATTTGAAATACTCAATAACTCCAGAAAAGCCTGGGGCAAGCCGATAAGAAGCACGCCGACAAGGCTTGCCCAAAAAGGCACGCTATACAGCAAGGACGGGGAAGTAGTGCAAGCTTCCCCAAGCAGCACTAAAGGCGCAACTAGCACTTTTAAGAGTGCAAGGAAAGATAACGGAAAAGAGTATGCGGCTATCCTCTTGGATTCACTATTGCCAAATGAAAGCAGCAAGTTAGCTGCTATGTTGGCAATAGTCGATGATGTAGACTTCACAAAAGTCCTTGGAAAAGAAGCGGGGCAAGCAGCTGAAAAGCTGGCAAAGGCAACAGTAGAATTGTTCTTTTGTCAAGTGGAAGTAAACAACGAACGCTTGCCCAGCAAAGTATCACGAAAATCCCAAGCTATGGGCGATTCCGACGCCCAAGCTGAAGCCGACGAGAGCTCGCTCACTCCGGCGCAACGCGCCGCCAATCGTATAGCGCGATTGAAGGGCAACGAGCTGCCCTATAGCGAGAGCGAACAAGCCGACGAACAAGCCGACGAACAAGCTGGCGAACAAGCCGATTTCAATGCCGATGAACTCGACGAACTCACTGACGTGAAGTATATCGGAACGTCAACGGCAGAAAAGCTGTTATCGCACGGCTGGACGCTGGATCAAATTAACGTCCAGTATAAGCTGCATGGCGAGCTTCCGCCGGAAGTACAAGAAATTGTATCCGCTAAGGCGGCAGACAATCTTAAAAAAGAAATTGAATAGCATAAAATATGGGCAAGTGTAAAAGCTTGCCCATATTTTTTTGTGGCAATAAACTAAATAAGCATTATAATAATCTAATATATAATAAGATAGATTATTATAATAAGATAGATAGATACAACGGATATATTATAAAATACTAACATATTATAAAATATCTAGGTATTTTTTAATGCGTGCATATTTTTTAATACTGCGGTATTTTTTAATATGAGGGTATTTTATAATACTGTGATATTTTTTAATACTGCGGTATTTTTTAATATCACGGTCTATTTTATTTTGTAGATAAACTTGCAATCCCCCCTATTGACCGTAAAAAAAGCCTACCGTGCTGTGGCGCCGGCCCCATGTGAACCCCTTACACGCCACAACCAAAAATCCCAAAGTTCATGCCAATCCCAAAGTTGGTAACCGCAGAGTGGGTAGGATCATAAAGTTGGTAGGATCACAAAGTAGGTAACCGTAAAATTGGTAACTATATTGGTGTATATTATATATCAGTGTATATTATATTGGTATTTGTATATTAATACCTTTTATAACTTATTCTTATCTCTAGTTCTGTGCTGTTATCTAGGGCTGTGTTTACTTCTTCTATTTTATCTAGTATTTCTTGCAGCATTTTATCACGGGTTTTTCTACTTTGGTTTATTTTTTCTTCGGTCTCTCTTATTGTTCTGCGTGCGCTGCTAGCTCTTCTGGTGTCTGCTTTCAATAGTTCCTCCCAGCTTATATTTTCCTTACCTAATTTTTCCTCATTTAATCCCGCCTTACTTGATTTTGCCCTATCGCACATCGGACACACCTCCTTATTAGGTACCTACTTCCTTGTAGGTACCTAATTGTTCCAGTATTTTGTTTAATACTGAATTTAATTCTTGGCTGAGTTTTAGGTATTTTTTGGTTTGTTCGTTCTCGTGCTCGGCCAGCTCTCTTAGTAGTTCTACTTCTCTATCCCTTGCCTGAATTATTACATCTCTGACGGATTTAGATAGTTCTTGTTTGCATTTTAGAACCTTTCTATACTCACGCCAGAGGTATATTACAGCCCATCCCAAACCAATAACCATAATACCCAAAGGCCCGTATCCAAGCAATATACTCTCTAATGTTAATTCTTGCAAACTTATAACCTCCTGGACTTATAAATTTTTTTTCAATTATAAAAAATTTACACTTAGAGATTTTTACACTTATAGATTTTTACACTTATAAGTTTTTAGATTTACAATCTAGCAAATTTGTTATTTTGTAAATTTATAATCTTGTAAATTTATAATCTTGTAAATTTATAACCTGTTAAATTTATGCCTTAACTTCTATAATCTTATCTAATAGCTGCCAGTCCTGAATACTAAATTCACCAGAAATATTCTCTAAATCTATTTCCGGGGGTGTAAAGTCTATATCTACTTCCTGTGCTAAAAGCTCTGAAAATTCTTGAGCAAACTTTCTAGCTTCTACACTATCAGCTTTAATACTTATACCCTTAGTAGTTTTTGTAGCGTATTTTTTAATTAGTTTTTCACGCTCTTTTTCTATAATTTCAATTTCATCAAAAATAACCTGAAGTTCTTTATTTAATTTATAACTTTGTACTGCGCTCATATTTGCCTGTACTAACTTACCTAATGCTTGCCTTGCATTCCAAATGTCTAATAATTGCATTTTATTATCCTCCTTTGTTAAATTCTACCTTACTAATTTACTGTTACTGCCACATTACCCACACATTAACATATACTGTGTCTGTGCCACTCGTTTGGTCAATTGTAAGTTTGCCTGTGGAGTAAAGCGTTAAGTTAACCTGATTAGTTCCATCATTAAATATAGAAGATGTATCAGAACCAGAGCTTGGAGTGTCCAGAGCTAGCTCAGCGTTACTAGTGTTGCTCGATCTGTCGGTAGCAACAAAAAATGCATTAAGTCCATATTGCACATCATTACTCCCATCAGGAATAATAGTAGTTTCCCCGCCTCCACTGACACTGCCTTCCCAGTAAAGGAACCCGCCGAAATCTTTGTAACCGTGCATAAGCCCTAATGGGTCAGTAGGCCCGATGCCGATGTTACCATCGTGATTAATAGTCAAATATTCAGTAGGCCCACCACCCGTACCATTTTCTCGTGCATATAAACCAAACTTAAATCCCTCATTCCCATTCGACCAATTCTCAGTAGCCTTAGCAACAAAGAATTTTCTAGGACTATCCCATTCCGTTCCGTCATAACCTTGTAAGGCGAAGTTTAAAATCTCATCCCCATCTTGAATGGCAGCCGGAGAGCCTAGAGTGCCCCTTGCTCTTTTTGCAATAAATCTAGGAATACTAACAAATGTATCGCCAGCGGTGGCTACTGTGAAGTCTAAAAGCCCTGAACTGCTATCTTCTCTTCTTAATGTAGCAACTTTATTATCACTTGTCACAACATCTAATTTCGCCCCCATCACCGCAATATCCCCAGCCGCATCAAACACAATTCGCTCATCGCTGGCACCAATGCCGATCCAAGCAGCATCTTGCATTTGAATATTATTTATACCGGTTATATTATCACTATCGTCTATAGAGATTCCACAATCTTGTAATGTATCAGTACCATCCCATCTAGCTATTGTATTATCTGTACCAAGCCCAGTTAAGTCCGTACCCCCGCCCCCAGCTCCAAGATCAGTCCAAGAACCGCCAGAATCTTTAAATTCTATATTTCCAGCATTATCTCTTAAACCATACCCCATAGAACCTTCAGTGGCACCCCAATTAATATAGGAATTAGTTGATAATTCTACATGATCAGTAAATATACACCGATCATCAAATGTTATATCTGGTGTATCACCACCGCCAGCACCAGGCGCAAATCCAGCACTTATAGTACAATCAGAAATTGTAATGCCTTCTAAATCACCGCCAGCAAAAAAGTCTCCGAGAACAGCTAAATCAGTATGTGGATTTGTGGTTTTGATACCTAAACGCTTATCTGTAGTGTCCCAGTATAAGTTAGAATTATCTTCTGATAGTTCACCATCATCACTAGCAAATAATACTGAACCAGAAGTAAATATATCTATTTCCCTATCAGTATCTACAAAGATACTACCTTCGGCTGCGTGGCTGCGCACAACCCAGCCTACGCGCATAGCAAAATTTGGGTGTGTTGGTTTTACATTTGTTAGTTCTCCAGGTGTAGTTGCACTTATGTATAACGTATCACCCGCAGACCAAGAAGAAGTATCTAGTTCTCTAACACGCCCATAGGTTGTTGCATACCCAACTGCATTATTATTAATAGTATTTTGGGTAACTACAGCAATCCCGCGCAAGGTGGATAAAGCATCTGCTTGTGCTAATTGTACTTGTGGGTTATCTCCAGTAGAACCAGAAACATATACAACATCACCATTATTTAGTGTAGAACCTTCTGCATTCTTAACCCTTATCAAGTTTTCATTTCCGATATTTAAAGTAATATCTTCATTATCATTATAGTAGGAAAGAGTATTACTCTCTGCAGAATAAAATAACCTGGCCTCTTGCCAATCCGGGTTAGGGTTTTGTGGTGTAAAATCAAGATAGTTTACAGCTCCACTAATGGTAGTACCGCCAGCACTTGTTAGACCGCCTAAAAATGGGCGTATATCTTTCTCAATGTATGCGCCCCAGTTCTCTGTATCCCAACCAATACCAGAAGCAGAAGGCGTTAATTGTAAGGTGCAAACCGGCAAACTCCCAGATGGTACAGAAGGTGCCTCTGGACTTACAGATTCAGTGCCAGTTTTAATATTTACCGTTCCACCAGATGTAAGATAAACCAGGTCTTTGCGGTTATTTGTACTGGGGGCAGAGATTGTACTGGTAATAGCACCATCAAATTCTAACCTTTCTGTATCAGAATAATGCCACACACCAGAAGCAACGTGTATAGACATATCTCTAGGTGTATTTGGGGTGGGTTCAAACCATCTGGCAACTTTTTGCCAGTAGCGTATTCTATTTAAGTTATCAACCAGAGAAGAATGCCCTGAAGTAATAGGTGTTTGTGCTTCTGTAGTATCATAAGTCACCAAGCGTTGATTAAGCTGGCCAATAACACCTCTCCAGGGTAACCCAGACCCACCAGCTGGGCCTTCATCGCCACCAAATACTAGCTTTCCACCCTGTATAGCACCTAAAGTCTCTTCTCTTGTACGCGCTTCTATAAAATCTACTAATGTTTCACTAAATCTTCTAGTTTTGCTCATAAATCATACCTCTAGTTAAGTTGTTTCACTTTCCACATAATCTGCACCTTCTATTTCCGTAATTTGAACATCGCTTGGTATACCATCACACCTATGTTCATAATTTTGTAGGTCATCTGTAAATTGAATCGCGCAAGACTGCCCTGTATTAGCACCAATAAATGTACCCGCCTCATTTAATGATGCTCCCATTGCACGATATATACACTTACTAGGCCAAGGTGTAGTTGATTCCCTTGTTATAGAATCTGCACTACCTGGTGCTGTGTAGAATGCACCTTGCCCACCATTAACAGTTACAAACTGTGTACCACTTCCAGAAGCTAAAAGTGGTGGAGTTTTTAAATCCGTAATGACAGAACCAGATGGTAAATTGGGTAAAACTGTTTGTGCATTTGGCCACCCACTATATAATACACATTGTTTATAAGGCCCCAAAGTACCATATAAATAGACTTTACCTTGCATCTCCGCGTGAGGGTAAATATACCCAGAACCAGGAGCAACAAACCCTATACCAGAAGCTAGTGTATTTGCTTCTACTTCTAACATTATAGGTGATGTAGCTGGATATACACTACCTGTGACATATAGCTGAGTTCCAGCTCTGTCTAACCCCCTTGGTTTCACAGGAAAATCTAAATCTGGATTGCGTTTCCAAACACTAAGCCAATCTGTCCCGTCATTATCTGAATAACTTACTATCACAAATGTACCGTGAAATGTTATACACCCTGCTTTATCATTAATAGTATTAATATCATCACGCGATATGGTACCATCCATATCTGTATCACGGTAAACATTTACACTAGTACCGTCTTCATCGACAATAAACCTTTTACCATCAAAATCTACTCCAAAAGGTGCTTGGGCAATACGTGGTTTATCTACAAATGTACTTACACCGTAAGGTGTATAATCCGCTTCTTCAAATTGATTCTTTGTATAAGCTAAATCTCCATTTGAATCCCGCGTCCAAAATTTATGGTCACAACCCCAGGCCGGTGCTAAAAAACTACCATAAGGTGCCGTATCTTTTATTTCCCAATTTGAAAGCCCAAATCTAATATAGTCATCTTCGTTTATACTAAATTCATATCGTGAAAAACTAGCTAATTGACTTTCAGAGAATGGTCTCACACTACAAACGTAACCAAATTTTGGTATAAATTCCTGACGCCATGAGTTTCCACCATCAAAGGAAACCCATACGCCATAGTAGTCCTCATAACTTAACGTTTGATACAAAACACCATTATATGAATTTAAATCTCTAATTTTCCATTCATCTGGGTGACTGTCTGAGACTTCATTATGCGAATCAAATAATAGAGTTGGTTGTCCATCTTCCTCTCTTATTCTATAAATTTGAGCAGCTACATAAGTTGTTCTATCATAACCATCAATCTCTTCCCATTGTACGTTGACTGCCGTCAAAATATGTGCATTACAAAAGGTCATTTGACTATATGGTCTAACAGTCACAAATTCTTCATCAAAATCATCATAATGATCTGTGGTATATTCCTGTACTCTAATTTCTGTTAGGTTTTTACTAAACATATTAAATTTATAAAAATATTGTATGCCAGAATGAATATAAATACTACCAGTACTATCATCTGGAGCAATCCGAATTCTATCTAACAGCACCGGGGCTTCAAAACGCGTTATTTCTGTATAAGTAGCCATTACAATACCTTCTTGTTAGTCCAAGTCAAACCTTTATCCGTTGACTTGTATATCCAAATTCCATGAAAGTTAACATCCCCTGCTAAACAATATACATAACCATCAGGATCAACCACAACACCGGGCCAATATAAATCTGATTCCACTACACCTGCATCTTGGTCAGATGGTGTACCCATAGTTTGTTTTTCCCAAGAATCTCCACTATCCATTGTCGAATATATTCCACCCTCACAAGCTGCCCATACCTCTTTATCATCTGGTACAGCAATATCATAAACCTTAGTATTATTTAAAGCTGTTTGTGCCCACGTCGTTCCGTCTGTTGTCTTATATACACCTTTACCCCAAGTTCCAGCATATAATGGTGATAAAGGTTCGGGGGGTACATGTTCCCTGTCCCAGCCCCAAAATCTTCCAAATTTTTCATCTAAAGTAAGTTCTACTGTATATCCGCTATCTGAATTATAAGTTGAAGTAAGACCTGTTATTAAGCAATCAGACCTGCTATATCCAGAAGTTGGTTCGTACACATCTACAGTTTGTGCAATTTTATAATCAGGATTGCCCTGCATCTCTATAATTTTTACATCCAGGGGTTTAGAAAAATGTTCAACCATATCTTCCGCTATATCTTCAGCTAGAGCGGGGTTATGTATTTGTCCCGTACCAGCTGCTGCAGTACGCACTTCTCCCGGTAATAAATAACTATTACTTTTATATTCTTCAACTGCAAAACCATTACCAAATACTACAACTCTATTTCTTAAAGTAGAATCACTAAATTTTCTTTCAAAACTAATAAAATTTCTAAGTGTATGGTCAGGTGTTTGCTTGCGGTACACCTCATGGATATTAACAGAACCATCATGATTAGCAAATACTTGATAAGGTGTCATCTCTAAAGTAGTTGTTATTGCTTGCCAAGCATTTACCCGTGACCATCCATATCCAGGATAAACTTTGGTTTCAGTATAAATATTTGTATCTACATTTGAAATTCCACTTTTATTTAAAAATTTTGTAATCCATGCAACTGTGTTTTCCCCATCAGAAGTGTAATTATCTGTTAACCAGTAATCGTCTGTGCGAATAAGAACATCACTACAAATTAATGTGGAATCAACCGGCATGCGCTTTTTAACACGCTCTTGGGTATAACCTGTAAATACTAGTGTCCCACACTCATAAAATTCTACATCTTGATAGGGTTCAATAGTAATTGGTAAGTCTGGTGCCATCTGTAATTCTAATTCAGCGATAGGATTTATCAGACTATGCTTGCGACTACTTGAGACCACATAGTCTGATAAATCGTTTCCATCAACTTTTAATGTAATAGTAGGATTTCGCATTATTTAACTCGTATTCCTTAACTTGCGTTATTTAACCAAGTCCATAGACATTGAATATCCTTCTTCAGCAGAAAGTCGATGATTTATTGCATAAACAAACCATAAATCATTATTACCAGTATAACTTTCATTCACTAAAACTGTATCTCTAACTCTAATATTTGGGTCGCCTTCTGCATCAATACGCATAAACTCTGTTAGTCTGTTATATAAATTTAAATTATAACTAGCTGCATCATCTGCCATAGATTGCTGGTCAATTAACTCGCTAGACACTATAGCGGTTTTATAGAAAGTGCTTGGTGTATTTGGTAAATATGGGCTGGAAGTTTTCGCTTCAGCTTTTATTCCATCTTTTCCAAACACAACTACCCTATTTCTTAAGTTATCAGTATTATAACCATAATCAACCAATATAATATTACCGGAATCTCCAGTAGTAAATTCATGCGCATCTGAAGTTTTACCCTCAGCAGGTTCTGGTAAAACCCTAGAAAAATAAACAACATCATCCTCTGCATAACAATTATAAGCTAAAATATGGCAAATAGTTCTAATTGCATCCCAAGTTGACATTAAATTAAATTCTGCTGGCCCCTGTACACCAAAAGTGTAATTACTAGTATCCAAGTCAAAACTAGCGTAAGCATCAATTTGAGCTTCACTTAAGAGGTCAGAAATTAAATTTTCTGCTTGAATATTGCGCCTACTCCAGGGATTTTCAATATTAGGTGAAACCAACCAATGCTCAGTTGCTAGTTTCATTACATCTCTTCCACTTATTTCATAAGTTCCCGGCAAGCGTGTATATACAATTTCATCGACAAACCCAGAAAAGATTGTAGTATGGTTATTATCAAATCCCATATCTATGGTAATTTCATCGTTTAATGTGACATCTTTAGTATCCTCTACTGTAATAGTGCACCTTGAACAAGTTTGCTTATGTCCCTCTTGCACCTCTACCTCAAGTATGTCCAAAGACTGTGCACCAATTGTCACATCAGCATACAAATCACGAATCATCTTTTGTAATCTCCATTGTTACTCTATATACCGGTGTATTCCTACTAATATCCTGTAAACGCTCCGCTTCAAAGTTATGTATATAAATATCACCTTGCGCTCCCTGGTCAGAAGTTAAAGAAATACCAGAAGCATTGTTAATAATAGGTAAAATTCTTGAGGAATACCCACTAAAAACTACAAATGTAATATCGCGTTTATAACTTTTTCTTCCAGCGTCATGAATAATAGTCTTATTAGAATCTAATATATCTATTTCACTACTTCTACGCTCTACCTTCCAACCAGTGTCCTGTTCAACATAAATTCTTTCTCCATTAAGATACCAAGCCATATCTACCTCCTAATATTATTGTCGCCCGCCATTAGTATTTCCTAATATTACCGTGTGCCGGTTCTATTACCATCTGAGCGCAGAGTGGAAATTAACGCTCTCTCCAATACGCGCTTAACATATGTAGCAATAACTCTACCATCAAGTGTAACCGTATTCTGTATTGTAAAATTACCTTGCATATCTGGTATGTCAACTTTTACCTGTTGAGGTTGTTGTGGTGCGGGACTATGCAATGCCTTCTTTCCACCTTGCTCAGGCCCCATTATATATTGCTGCCATAAAGCAGTAATTTTATTTAAGGCTTCAGTAAAACCAGTAGCCCCACCTTCACTCTTTTTCAAATCTTCTTCAACATCCGGCGGTGTCCAAGCACCTGGCTGGAATATATTTTCCCAGCCTCCTCCTGGTGTTACTTTCATTGCATCATCAACCATATAATCTGGGCGTTGTGGTTGTGCCGATGTATCACCAGGATGCCAATATTGTTCGCGCATCCAATCAGGTTCTTCTTTTCTAGGTTGAGGTATATTCTCATGCCTAGAACCTGCCTGCATTTTATCTATACCTTCGCTTACATAATCACCTAAATTAGCCAAATTTTGAATATCTGATTCAACTAAGAATTGCCCAAGCGGGTTTTCAGATTGCATCCCTGTAAATACTTCTTCCCAGGGGTCTTCAAACTTATCAATCAAAGTTAATGCTCCCTGGCGATCCCAATCTTGGGCTGGTGGTGGGGTATAACCTTGTTCTCTAAGTACAGCAATAATTTCTTGCAACCTAGCAGCTTGTGTTTGCGATATACCCAGACTTTCTGCTAGCTGTTGTGTGGTCATTTCTGTATTTTGTGCTGTTTGCTCAGTTGGTGGTTGTAGTGCTTGCAATTCAGGTAATTCTGGATACCCACCGCCCTCACCTTCTTGATAGAACATTGAAGTAAGTGGTACCCAGAATCTTGAACCAGATGGAATATTCCACATACCTTCTAATTGCTTTTCTTCAGTTTCCTTTATGTCCTGCAATGTGAAAAGCATTGCCTGGTTTGTAGAATACAATCTTTGTAAAGTATTATTCTCACCTAATAATAAGTTGAATTGCTCACCTTCTTCTTGTAAGTATTGTTGAGGCGATTGCCCACGCAAGCGTGATAGATATTCAACCCAATATCTATTTCTACGTGCAATTTCACCCATTTTACTGGGGTCAACATCTTGCAAGCGTTTAACATTAAATGCATCTTCTTGCGAACTCTTTAAATCTTTAAACTCAGTTTTAGCAGCGTCAACAAACTGTTTCATTACATCTTCAACCCATTGGAAATTTTCACCAGCAAGTGCAGCCCATTTTTCAATATCCTCAAACGCACTATCTGGTATACCAAGTTCTTCTGCAAATTGTGTTTGAAGTTCGCGTGCTTTAGCCAGAACTTGGTCAAATTCTTTTTGGGTCAATTCACTAAAATCAGAATATCCCGGAATACCACCAAATTGTGCTTGCTGTGTTTCCTGACGCAATCTATCTAGAATAGGCTTAAATTCTTCTACAGCCAAAGCCCGCTGTTGTTCTAGTCTGCGTTGCTCTGCTGCTAATGCTGCTCTTTTTTCAGCATTTTCTACTTCTTTTAATTGTTTGCGTAAATCTTCTAAACGCGCATCATATTGTGCAATTGCTAATGCCTGGTCAGTAATAAATTGCACATTCTCATCTGACCAGTCTGCCATTTCTGTACCTATTTGTGTATAAGTAGAAGCTGCATCTTGAATAACACTATTATTGGCTTCTGCTGACCTTGTGTATGCATCCCAAATAGGTAACATTTGATTTACCAGGGAAGTCATACGCTCTATTTTATTGTTATAGGCACTTGCACTTTCAATTTCCCCAGACGCGAATTCAAAAGGCATCTCTTCACGCTCTTCTTCAAAAGCTGACATCAAGCCGGGTTCAAATTGTTGTTGATAGCCTAAATATCTTTTTTGGGTTTTAGAAGCACCAAAACCAAAATCAATCTCTTGACCCTCTAATTCAGTAATTTCCTTATTTAATTCCCTAATAACTTCTTGCATCTCTTCTACTTGGGCAATTTCTGGTGGAGCAATACCTAAAATTTTACGTGCAAATTTACCACCAAAGCCAACACTACTAAGTGTTGACATAACAGTCATAAGCTTACCCAGACCACCTTCTATGTCACCAAGATTTTGTTGATATTCTTCAAGATTTTCACTGTTCCAAGAAACAAGTCTACCAACACGCACCCAATTCTTAGCAAAACCAAGTAATCCGCCCCCGCCTGGTTTGGTTACTTCCTCAAACCTTTGTTTTAATTCTGCTCTTCTAGCAACAAGCTCTTCACGCGAAGCTCCAGAAATATCTTTCTGAAGCAGGTCTTGTAACTCACCGCTTTTTTGCACATAACCAACAAATGCTTCTGCAATAGCTGCACCAACCAATGAACCACCAGGCCCACCAACAAGCCCACCAAGAATGGCACCAACGACACTACCGCCAAATCTACCTGCAGCTTGGTCTAAATCTTCACGCCCCATAGCAGCTTTCGCTAAATGTGTAGCACCTACTGCTAATCCTGGGCCAGCCATATTCAAGGTCTTCAAACCAATATATTTAGCACGCTCACCTAAAGACATACTAACTTGATTTGAATATTGGCGCTTTTTAGATAAATTAGCCAATGCACCCGCACCAATAGTACCACTACCAAAACCCAGGCGCTGAGGGATAGCAAACTCCCTACCTAACGCCCAAGCACTACCAACTCCTGCTAATGCGGTAGCTGTTGGCCCAAGTACATCAATAAGGTTATTTAAAGCATCAACTAATGCTGTTACAGAATCAACTGCATCAGTAAGAAAATCAATAAATCCACCCTCATTACCTAAAGTTTGTCCTAAGGATTTAAAGCTGTTATTTAATTCTTTTAAGGCCTGGCGAAGTGTATCAGTCTTTTTACCTAAAGCTTCCTGAGCATCGCCCTGAGCATTTGTACTTGTTTGCATTAACTGCATTGAACGGTCATAGCTTCGAATGAAAGCCTCAATCTGGGCTTTGCGCCGAGAACCGCCCAAAGCACTTGCTATTTTACCAAGTTCGCGTTCATCAATAATGCCTGTTTGGAAGCGCGTATATATTTCTTCAAGAATCTCTGGTAACTCGCGCATACCACCATCAATAACATCTTCTACAGCAATACCAAATTCCGAAAGCGCCTTTCTTGCTTTTGGTTGTCTAATTGTTGCAAATAAAGAACGCAATGAATTAGCACTTTGCTGCGCAGACAGGTTTGTTGTTTCCGCCATTGTGGCAATATAAGCTGTCAGCTCGTCAACATTAACCCCAGCACCAGCTGCAGCAGCTGATGTTGTAGCAAAGCCCTTACCCAAAGCTTCTAAACTAACCTGAGCCTCTTTGCTTACAGCAACCCATCTATCAAGTAATTGTTCACCTTCTAGTAATTCATCACCAGTAGATGTTAAACTAGAACCCAACTGTCTCAAAGAGCTTGTTAAAATATCTGTAGATTCGGTCATATCCAACTCTGCTAACCTGGCAAGCTTTGTCGCATCCTCAAAAATCTGCATGCCAGCAGCAAATCTATCCATACCTTCTACAGTACCACCAATCTGTAAAGCTTTATTGACAGCATCCATAGAATCTGTTACATCTACACCAACCTCACGTGCAACAGTAGCTATATTATCAAAATATGAATTGATAACTTCTGATGAAGTACCTGTAGTAATGGCAAGGTCTGCCATTTCATCTTCTAGATTTATCATTGTATCTAGAAGTTCTTGGGCTTTACTAAATGCACCGAATACAATACCTACAGAAATACCCCACTGAGCAACCTTGGCTATATTCCGAGTAATCATGTCATCAAATGCTCGGAACCTGGTTGAAGTATCACCTAAGGCTCTTCCAAACCTATCAAAATGGAAAGTAGCAGTAGAAACTGCTTCCCCAGCTTGTCCAGACCTAAAGGAGAACCTGGTTACACCATTGACTGCATCGGTACTAGCACTTTGTAAATGCTCCATACTGAGGCCCATTTCATTAATTCTTTGCTTAAATTGTTCTAAGCGTCTTGGCCCCAATTTGGTTTCCAGTACATCTCTAGCCGAAGTTTGTGGGAGTTCTTCAAAATCTTTTGAGGAAGCTCTATATCGTGCTTGCTCTTTGCGTAAGTACGTTATACCTTCAGCAGTTTCTTTAATTACATCTGCCTGGATATTCCAAGCTTTGTTAACAGCATCAAGCTTTGGTTTTAAATTAGCTAGACTAACATCCATGCCCTTATATTTAGCTTGCATGTCTGAAAGAGCTAATTCTAAGCTTGTTCTTAAATCAAGAGCACCACCACCCTTAAATAAGTCTTGGAATTGTCTGCGTGAACCGGATACCTGTACACCTAAATCCTTTGGGATAATATTTTGTACATTTGTAATATCCTTGAAAAATCCAGAGCCTCTAAATCCCTGACTAAACTGCGTTGGAGCCTGAGCCTTTATCTGTTGGAAAGATTTGCGTATGGTATAACCCATGCGCTTAGCAGCTGTACTGACACCCTCAAACTTAGATAGTAATCTATCTAGTTCTTCAATGTCATCTGCTCCTGTGTAAAGGCTTCTAGCCCTTTTACGCTCCAACTCATTTAAGGTATCATTTAACTTTTTGGCGTCCTTTTGTAAATTCTTAATGGACGTGCCAGACTGTTGAGCACTTTGAGCTATTTTTATAAGTTGTTGTGCGTAACTCTTTACCTGTTGTATGTCATTCGCCATATACTAACCCTCTATATCGTTTGGGTCTATAATAAATTCAAATTCGTTTTCCTTTTTGTCGTCAAATACTCTATCAAACCAATCATCCAATTTGTCTGGAAATAGCCAAATACTTCTCGGTGGGCGCTTATCTTCTGGTAACTGCATAAAAGAATCTATTTGCATTTGCTTGCGGCAACAAAATGAAATAGTATGAGGATATGATTTAACGTCTTTTAAATCTTCATGAATACTCAATCCTAAATTTTTAGCGATAAGCCAGGAATTTCTAAACTCATCGCTTACAGCTATTTTTTTAATTCGCTCCCATCAAGTTCAAGGTCAATATACCCATTAACAACCTGTTGTTTTAAATGCGAAGCTGCGTTATCAAATGCTTCAAAAGAGCTAAAAGCTTTTTGTGTCATTTGTTCATCTTTAAATGTACCTAAATAAGTCTGCCAAAGATTAAACACTTCTAGCATTTCAGCGCGGCAAAGAGAATCAATAACCGAGCTTTCAAATACTTCGGTTAAAGTATCTTTATGCAAGCCCTTTAATTCCTTTTTACGCTGTTCAATCAACTTATTTAATTCTTGCATTACAGCTTCTTCTACACGCTTATCATACGTATCTAACTCTTCCTGGTAGGCTTCCTGAGCCTCTAGAGATGCGTTAGAATCGGGTTTAGACGGGTAGGTAGGTAGTTGGGCTTGGTTGCGTGCTCTCTGCCTTAAATCGGCAACCTCAGCAATTACAATAGCATTCTTTAATTCCTCATTAGAGAATTCCTCATAGTCAGGTAGCATTGTTTCATGCTCGATTGTATTTTGCTTTTTTAATTTCTTACGTAAGCGTTTACTTGCTCGCAATGCTTCGCGCCTAGCTTTTTCTAAATCAGCATCACCAATAACCCTTTGATATAAGATAACTGGTTCGTCATCAATTTTTACCACTTCACCATCTTCATCCTTAATCGTTAGTACCTTGTCCCACTTAAACAAATTTTCCAAATTCATTCCTATCCTCCTACCTAAAATAAAAACAGGGAGCATCCACCTTTTATAAGATAGATGCTCCCTTTAAATATACTTCTCCTTATATGAGCATTACAGCTTTATATTAAATTGTTATTGCATTGAGGTTATTACATTGAGCCAGAATATACTGTTAAATTACCATCAACAGATTTGAACCCAAAGGTCTGTGTAACATTTTCTCCAACATTGGATGTATGCCCCTCAGATGTAATCTGAATTTCATCAATATACAATGTTTTCAAAACTGTACCAGAACCATCTCCACATCTATCAACCTGCGGGTCTTGGATTTCAATTTTCAGGTCAATGCCTGAAGCTGTAAATTCGCAGCTCCTAAATTCTGTCACACCGGAAGGAGTGAGTTCGCCTGTCGTGAATAGAGCAATAAGCTCTGTATCAGTATCAAGCACCTCAATATCCCCGGTGACCTCAGGAGTCTGTACGGTCGTACCAACAACACTCTTTGTGCCCATTTCTTTAACAACTGTGTTAGGGAATGTTCCACGAATGGATACAGACTGCACCCTCTCAATATCATTTGAAGAAATGGTTACCGGAATATCCTTTCCATACACAGCAGCTGGCATAGTATCATCACTGACATTCGACCAGTTATTTCCAGCCGGGTCAGCGTGGTAAACTACAACTAGCATTGTATTAACGGTGTCAGCAAACGAAAGACTATCACCGCTTACACTATACTCCCCGGAACTTGGATTGGAATCAACCTCGTCCAGATATGTACCGTCGAGAATAACACTAATGCAGTAATTTCCGCTCTTAAGCTCTGTTGGAGTTTCCGTTAGAGTGACTGGGCTTGAACTAGCAGCTGTACTATCAAAAGTATCCACTAGAACATCGTACTTAAACCAGGTCTTCTCATTGCCGGAAACGGTGTACTCCTCTGTAGCTTCACCATCTACCGAATAAGAAAATGTAAAATCTGTAACCTGGGCCTTTTTAACATGTACACTCTTAACATAATCAGATATATCTTTGTCCTTGACTACACCAATAAGATCAACCTCACCTAAGTTGGTGATGTCAACACCACCAGCCGGGTAATTAGAAGGGTCTGTACCAGTTAGTGCGGAATACAACTTTACACCAACATCCATAGCCTGAAACGTCGCAGTCACTTCTGGAATATCAGTAACAGAACCAGCCTTATTGGGATTGCCAAGCTCATTAATATCTGTGTTAGGAAAATCAACAGGCATATCTAAGCGTTGAATGCGGGCTGCAAGGTAGTCTTCAAACGACCCAACAACCTTCAATGCCATGTGCTGATAAGGAATTGAAACTCGTCTTGGCATTATCTGTTCCTCCTATTCAAAATATGTGAAGAAGGTTATTCGACTTCTCCAATAAAATTTATCTACAAGTTCGTCAAAGACATGCACGGGTTTAAGTTTTCTTTTCTGAACTTCTAAAATACCTATTTGAGAGGGAGAGGTATTAGGCGGAAAACCTTCATCATAATCATATACTGGAATACCGCATTCAAGCTCAGAATAAATATCATAAGCTAAGTTATTGCGCTGTGCTTTATTTTCAGCAAACACATCAATACGCCACAAGCGCGTATCTAACTCACAACCGCCCATTTCAAATGGTGTAGCCTCAATATCCAATTCCGTAATAGATACCGTAGGCAAAACCAAATCTGTTTGCGGAAACCCATCCTCCACATTTACAGAATCAGGTACTAAATCCTGCAACCAGTAGTATATTGAAATCTCCTCTTTACGAAGTTGTTGCATTAAAACCTCCGAAAATTACTACATGCCGCCAAAAATATCGCCTGTTGGTAAACGCTCTCCAACCCCTATTTTCGGGCCAAAACGCCCATCAATAACTAACTGATACCAAACAGTACCAGCTTGCTCGTGGCGTTGAACGGCATATTGCTTTCCACCTGACGTACCGATAGCGGTACGACCGACACCAACTTTTACAACTCTGTCTTTTCTTTGTTGTTGGTCAAATGCATATTGTAAATCAGAGCGCATTTGTTGTGTAGCATCTTGTAAACTGTCAGCAATAATTCCAGGTGCTTGGGCGCGTGTATTTTCTACAAACGGATAACCTTGAAAGGTTGGATAAGCACCCTGGCCCATATTACCCTCTTCAATTAGATACCAGTAAGGAGCTTGTTCTCCCCAATAATCCAGACGCCTTCTAATTACCTCTTCATAAGACGGTAAATCTTCAAACCATTTTGCGTATTTATAACTCGCTGTACCTTCTCTAGAAGGCTTATAAATACCGTATGTCCAAGCAAATAACCTTTCAGAATGTGACTTCATTGCGGTCTTAGGCCCCCAAGCTGCTCTCTGACCTTCAATCAATTCTGTAGGCCCGCCAAGAAGACTTTCATTAACCACGCGAAAATCCCTTAAATTCATAGATACCCAGACATGCCCAGGCTTTTTTAGATTTTCTATTAATCGCTCCTTAAGTGGGGGGTAGTTGAATTCCGTTACTATAGTACAAGCATTATTAGCTTGTCTTATTAACTCATTTTGAATTCTTATTTCGGCAGTATCTTTAGCATTGCGCTTAACTAATCTTTCTAAATCAAGGCCATAAAACTGTTTGCCGAAACCCTCCCACTTATGGAGCAAATTACGTAATTCTCTAAACATTAACGCTTATCCACTAAACCCTCAATATCATCTGCAAGCAGTAATCTAGCCGCTGAACGCACATAATCATTATAAGAATCTAGAATATATTTGCGAACCTGAGCAAATTCTTCACTGTCTTCGTTCATTACATCCTCCACTTTTGAAAGTAGGATAGCTAGGTGCCGCTGCTTGCGTCTAGAAAGTGTGGAAATAATTCCTAATACATCCAATCCATTGATTTCGTATGTGTGAACTGCCATAATTTCCTCCCTGGCATTAACCTTTATTCTCTAACCTTTATCTTCCAATAATGTTACCGTTATCCTATTTGGTTCCGGTACACCTTTGATTGCATAATTTTTCATATACATTTCCTTTGCGTCCACCTCATAATGGTGTGAATTCCGAACAGCAGTAAGATTGTACCCACTCAAACCTACCGTAGCTTGGCAATCACCTTCATGCACTTTCCCGCCCTCAGACCAAAGGGGCTGTTCTGAAGAAAACCACCTAACGTGTGCTAATACGGGATAAGCAGAAATAGTATTTATCCAATAATTACCATCACAAGTTTCACAAAAAGGGTCTGTTGAAAGATTAGTAGTTGGGTCTAGTGAGCATTGAGAACACGCCTCACCACTTACCTCAACATAAATAGTAATCTCTCTACCAATAGTATTTCTAATTTCATCTATTGTTTCTTTTGTATTTGAAGGAAATGTTATATTCATATCACTCGTTTAAAAATCTTATCCCATTGCTTGCCAATTTCAGACCACTTAAACTTATCCCGGGTAACAAAATTATAAATTTTGTCGGCATATTTTTGGCGCGTAGTATCATCATACATAACTTGCAGAGATTTTGCTACCGCATCTGGCGAAACAACCTTACCCTCAGTTAGAATGTCAGGATAAGTATAATTGTATGAAATAGGAATCTTATACATCACATCATCTGGGTATATTGTCTTATAGGCAGAACTATTAGGTACAATTTGTGCCCTATGGCACGCTGCTTGTTCCATAGAAGTATTATGAAGAATCACACCATTACCTACAAAGCTGTGAGAATCTCTGACAGAAATATCCATAACTTCCTGACGTCCTAATTTTTCTATATCTCTAACTTGTGTGAAAATATAATTTTCTGTATGAACATAATATTGTCGTCTAGCTCTAGAGGATTCTCTAAGAGGTACCTCAATAAGTTTCCTAAACAACTTCTCCTCAAAACCGCCAACTGTTACTTTATATTGTGGGAAATTACCAGCCTCTCGTTGTGGGTATGTGTTGAAAGTTGCAAATATGTGATTAGTCCTCAAAATATAGAGAATTTGCCAAGCCAGTTGTTTTGATACAGTGGTAACAGACCAAGAACCGTTACTAGATTTATGTCCGTCGCCCTTGAAATATCCCCTCAAAAGTGGTCCTAGGCTTGTCGCTGACTTCCAAAGGAGATTATGTAGCCTCTTATTGTTTGCCCCACTCCCACATAAAGCGGTTAAAAAATCTCCTAAAATGGAAGAGCAACAATCTAGAGCACTACGATTGCCTGTTTCTTTTCTATAGGCGGTTGCATATACATTAAATGCTTTTCTCAAATAGACTTTAAATCTTTTAGCTACTTGTAGTTCATTCCCGTGAAGTGAGAGTTCTACTTTATTATAACTATAAGAACCTTCTGCTAGATACCAACCTAAAAACTCTAAAAAGTCAGAGTCAATTTTAATAAACCTATTAACTCTATTTGGTTGGGGGAGTTCAAAGTCTTCCCCGTATTTGGTTAGTATTTCTTTAGCTACTAAATTAGACTCTGTGCTTTCATCCGCGGGAATAAATTCACCACTAATTATTTTCCTAGCATTTTCAATAACCTTTTTCGTAGTATTAAACTCTTTCATTAATGAAGATATAGAAAACTTACGGTTTAGCCCGGAATAGCCGTGTTTATTCCAAATATGCTTAGAATCGTAATCAATAGTATCTCCACTAACAAACTCTGCCAAGTCCAAATATTCCGGCAACGGCTCTTTCCAATCTGGTATTGGCACTCCTATAAAGTCACCTACCGTTATTTCAGATAATGGAAGCCATTTAGTGTCTTTTTCTGAGTAGTCGGTATTGCTAGGTTGTCCCATGTATTTAATTGTTAAGAAAGGGTGCTGTTTAGTAACTACAACGTCCGGAATGCCTCTACCGGATACAGAATAAGCAGTATCAACTCTACCAATCTTATCCAAAACATCATAGAACTTACCATTATGAGAGAGAACTCTATCCCCAATTGACAAGTCTTCCATTTTTACACTTCCAGAGTCAGTCAAGATTTCTGTGCTTGGGTCAACACATAGCCCCCAACCTTCACCCATTGAGGTATTGAGGCCGACATCAGCAGCATTATAGATATAATTCAATCTTTCATCACTTACATAAGAGTCTGGGCCTAATTCGAGTGATGTAAGTAGCAACCGCTTCTCAATACCATAACGCTTACACAAACGAATAACTGACCAACCCATATCTTTTTCACCCATATGACAATATAGCTTCACATTGTCTGGTTTACCTTCTGCAAACTTAGCAAAGCCCTTAATTGTAAGGTCAATGCGTTTACGCGGTTGATTGCGATTCGCATTTAAAACCACAAAATCTCCTGGAAAGACACCATTTAAATAAGCCCTAGCCTCTGTCATATTCATTGGAAAGAAAGTTTCTGTGTCAAGGCCGTGTGGCACAATACCAATATCTGCTTTTGGAAAATAGTCAGTAATTGCACTCTTTCCAAATTCTGTATAAGCATATGGGTGTGATAATTCAACCAAACGTTCAACCCACTCCCTATCTAAAGGTTTGGCATCTACCGGAAAATAAGTAACAATTGGCTTATCAATCTCACGCAACCTAAACAAATACTTATATAAAACCCAGGTATCATTTAAGATGAAAATAAAATCTGGGTCAACATTATTAACCAAGCTGTCTAAACGCCCAAACCCATATAGGTCACCCCCAAGCATCGCGGGGTACATTTTGTGATCTGCGGGGTATGGGTCACCTTTGTAATTAATAGCTAAGTGATGAATATCATAATCATCCGGCAAATTATCAATAATACTATGCACCACCCTAGCAAAACCTGTAGCAACTCCACCATCACCAATAAAAAGCCCTGTAATCCTTCCCTTATTATCCATTGTTTTTCTCCTTTAATAATTACTTTTCACCAAGTAATTTTTGCCAATAAGCGTGTTGAAAGTCAGCTGTCTGATTTAAGAGTCTTGGATTGAACCAATTAATCCAATCCCCTATAATACCTTTTCTGCGCCAACGGTCATTACGCTTTTCCTCACCAGGTTTTCTACCTGATTTGTTTTTAAAAGAATGCTTTTCACAAATATGCTCGATTCTTCTATCTGTAACCTTAATACCTAAGAAGTCAGAAATTTCCCGTACTTGCTTCTGAATATCCTGCTTCATCCATTCATAAGAAGTCCAAATATATCCTGAATTTGTATGCCTTTTCTCTCCACCAGAATATGTACTAGCTCCTTTTTGCATCATATCAAGCATGCGCTTAGTATTATCTACGAATGCCTGGTTTTCTATAGTGCTTAAAATCGCTTCCTGGTCTGAGTTAAAATTCTGAGGCTTACCAAATCTATCATAACGCGCGTGGAATGCACGCGACACACCACGGTCTCTTGGATTTCTTACCACTCCAATCACATAATAATTATGCGGAACCAATGCTTCAAATATTTCATCTTGTGTAACGTGATGATATTTGACGATTCTTGCATTGTGCATATAATCCCTAACCACATCAAGCTTTGAATTCAAATGCCGCCTATCAATCTCTGGACTTGTGTCCATATTATACAAATCCTTCAAAAGATAATGCAGCCATCTAGAACCCACACGCATCTCCGAAGTAATAATAATCTTTTTATTCATAAGTTCTACCCTTTAATAACTTCCTAAAAGCTGCCCTATGTGAATCTTGCCAATGTTTTAAGGTATAATTATTTGAAATTTTTCTAAGTTTCTGCTGGTCGTGTTCGTCATCTAAGCATTTCTTAATTGCTTCAGACATAGACTCAAAATTACCAGCCTTAAAATACCTTACCCCTTCCTGCTCCCCAAATTCGTCCAACATACCAACACCCTTGGGAATGACTAATTTTACTCCACAAGCCAATGCTTCCAATGGAGGTATTGGTATACCCTCTATTAACGACGTACATAAATAAATTTGTAACGACCTAAAAAACCTTGGCATATTCCCGCCTGTTACATGCCTGTGTTTTACTGGCCACCCGCGCCCCACAACTCTAAAATCTATATCATTTGATAATTTACTATTACTAAGAGCCTTAACTAGATGTAACCCCTTTCTATTTCCTTCTGTTACGTAACCCGCCAACCCCACAATTGGTTTAGTAACCTTTTTACCAATGGTAAATCTACTATGATCAACATACGGGGTAACTTTACATACTAAAGCGCGTGTCTGTGTTTTAAGTAACTCCATATATTGATCTGCGCATGTAGTACAAATATCATATTCTTTCGCCAACTTTCGCCAGCGTCTAGACTTAGCAGACTTTTCATTATAATGACTAAACCAAGCACCTGTAAATGTTTTATACTTTTTTGGTGCCAAACCCTGAAGATAACACATCCCATAATTTATATCTGCACTTTGGTCCGGGTTTCTCCCAATAGAATAACTGGGTTGCCCCCTCACTAGGCCCCGACCAAGTCTTGGAACTATTTTTCCACTATTTGGGCGTTTGACTAATACTCTTACTTGCATTTGTATTTCCGTATTATATCTGATACACGATTGCGAATAGCTTCAAAACTATAATATTTTTTTATAAATTCAAATCCTCTTTCACGTTGGCGCTTATAATAGTTTTCATCTTGTATCAATCTAACTCCTAACTCTACAGCGCGTTGTGTATCAAAAGGATCACATAAAGGGTGTCCAGTTGGATTAGTCCACATACTACCAACCATTGGAGTTCCTATTATAGCGTGTGCTAGTCCGTGTCTGTTTTGTGCATGCGCAGCATACATATCTACGCCAATTAAAGATGTGCCTATAATTTTTATAAATTCCCGGTAATTAACTCGCGGATTGAATTTTATATTAGATATACTTGTTAATTTAGCTGTCCTCTTAGTATTGTTTCTTGGTAAAAAATATACAATTCTAGCGTTCGTTGCGCTATTTATTCCAGCTAGAACAGCTATATTTTGCATAGTTCTATTCGGCTCGCTCTTGTGATCAACAGTGAGAATATATTTCTTTTTTGGCAAAGACCTATATTTTTTGTATGCAGTAGTAGGACCTATTGGTGAGGGCAACCATTCCCCAGGAACCCCTGTAAGATTAGAGTACAAGTTTGCAGCTTGCCTAGTGCGTGCCGCTATTACATCACAATAATTTTTAATGTCCTTAAGTCTAGTTATACCTTTATTATGATTTAAAAACTTTTCTAGATGTGGGTCTGGCATTGCAACAATTAAAGCATTCGGACGGGCGTCTCTTAAATGTTTTAGATGTAAAGAATTAAAAAATAAATTAACTAAAAAAACATCGTAATTATTTAGAACTTTTCTACCTATTGGAGTCTTTTCCCAATAAAGTCTATGACATTCTAACGCTCTTGGCAGAGCCGAAATACCAACAACTGGTTTTTCTGGATGCTTAAATTTTTCAATGCGTTTTTTAGATTTGTATACATATGCAACACGCTCAAACATTTATAACCACTTTCCAGCTACATTACTGTCTATAAAATTAACTGGTTTATATTTCAATTTGCATTCTTTAGCCAACCATTTTAACGTTGATTTTGGATAATGTAAAAGAGCTTGAAAATCTAACATATAGTATTCTACATCTTTGGATTTAATCGCGGACAAAATCATAAGATACGCTTTCTGTATATTTTCCAAACCTTTTCTATAAGTATTTACATGTTTGCGCCTAGAAGTTTGTGAACTTATTGTACTTTTCCAATCTCTTATAGGCACGATTATTACAGGCTTATATCCAACCGCTTCAAACTTTTCAATATATGTTTCTAAATCCGGCCACGCATTTGCGTGTGGAAAGCTCCTTCTTAATACCACATCTTCTTTATCTTGTAAAAATTTTTCCAGATTATTAAGGTGCTTGTCAATTTCTTGTTTATGTGTGTATTGCCCATAAACACCCCACTTAACCAAAATTTTAGCAAGTAAGCGCGTACCAGAACTTTCGGAGCCTGCAATTAAATATGCTTTAGGCATAACCTTCTCTAAAATTATATGGTGCCCTGAAACCTTCTAGAGCTTGGCGTGATGTTCCATATAGTTTTCCATTCAATAGTTCATCAAGCAACTCTTCATCTCTATCTAACATATCTCTAGCTGTGCGCCCAGCACCCAAATTGGAGTATTGAATTTCATCATCGCGCCAACTTTGTAAATCCCAGGTACTATTTTTTAGCTCGGCACTCTTAATAATAATAGCTGCCTGTACCACAATCGGCGCTTCATCTGCGAATTCAATTGTTGGTGGTGCAGATTCTTTAAAAGTGCGTTTAGAATTTCTACTAATGTTACCTTCTGAATCAACTTTATACTTTCTACGCCACCTGCGTCCAAGAACTTTGACAGCATCGAGTAAAGAATTTCTCAAAAGTTCTTTAGAAAATGTATAATCATCCGGGTCTATATCTCCAAGAAACCTGCGTAGAGATGGAATTAAATAATCTAAATCAGTGTATGTAAATTCAACTACTGTGAATGTACCGCTTTCTACGTAAGCAACTCCGCCCGAATAACCAAACATTGTCCACTCATGCTCACCCTCACCAGAAGCTAAATAGTTTGCATAATAAGTTTTGTTATCCTGTTTAACTGGTGTTAGCTGGCGGTTAGCTCCGCCTGGTGTCATCAATGTTCCTGATGCTGTAGTTATAGCATGGTCAAAGTTAGCGGTTATTCTGACAGTTTCTTGAACTTCATACTTTGGCATATTTACCCACCTTTCTTCTGAAGCTCGCTGAGAGCTTCCTTGATAGTATCAATTGTATTAACTGGTCTATTTAAATCTTTAGCAATTTTTAACATACGTTTGACTGGAACCGGTGACGTGAAAGAATCCAGGCGTGTCTTCCAAGCAAAGTATGGTTTCTGCAAGAGTTCTCTTAGCTCTTTATCAGTAACCTCATTTACAGAAATTTCTTCCTCAATTTCTTCATCATAAGGCGCAACTAAACCATTTTCCAGTAACAACTTATTAGCGCGTCTAAAATATTCATCCTCTGCTTCAGTCCAACAAGTTACAATAACATCTTCTTTATCAATTTCTGGGTCAGCGGGGTCACCTTCTAAAATTATAGATTCAGGTGTACCCCCAAAAGCATCCAGAACATCAACACAGACCTTACCCTTAATAGGCTTAATATACTGTGAAACTGGTTCACCTTTAGCTTGGGCTTGTCTAAGAGTATCATAATAAGCCTTATTAAATTCTCGCATTAAATACCTCCATTAAAAAATCCCACCATCCTTTTAAATAAGGTAGGCTGTACAACAACATTTAACCTACAAGGCACCTACCCTCACAACCCTATTTATTAAGCTAAGCTTGTAATGTCGAGCACATAAATTCCCATCGCGTTATCTACAATCATCCCGAATTGCTGATCGCTGTGTTATTCAAGAAGCTTCGGTTTGCTTCTTACTCTCATTATCGCTAATGAGGCCGGACTATACTATCACCCTTTCGGGGGCACCCCTCTAGTCTCTGGACCTTGCCCATTTAAGAGCCTTGGCTGCTGATTGTCTGCAATTAAGATTTTCAGATTACGTTTGCCTTTTCAAGCTCCGCTTACTATCTTAATATACTCAGATGTTCCAGCAATTTGAGTGCTTGCTTAATAAGTATTTCTACTTATTAGCTGCCTCTTTTAGCTCTGCTTCCTTGACATTTAGTATTTTTAAAAATCTATTTACAAATGTATATTCTCTGAAATTTATACTGGTGTGGCATTCTTTACATAGTGTGATACCGTTGTCTACTTCATATACCAGCTCTGGATAGTCTCTTTTTGGTAGTATATGGTGTCCGTGCAAACAACAATTTTTATCTCCACACATTTGACAAGTATAATTATCCCTTTTTAAAACTGTAGAATGTCAAGTTATTTAGTTACGCTAAGCTAGTAATATCTAGTACATAAATTCCCATAACATTATCTACAAGCATGCTAAAATTTTGAAACAGCTCCAGGTACCAATCAGGGGGCGTGGGGTTCATGTCTTCCCACTGTTTCCATTTTGGTTCACCATAGGTAATAAATTCGCCCACGTTCTCGCCAATGACAAGCACGTAGCGGTTGGGAATCTGTGCCTCGTAATCAACTAAGTTATTCCAAACCTGGTCAAGAGCGACAATATCAGCGCCATACCAATTGTCCATCCAACCAGTTTCATAAATCTCCCTAATACCTTCACGATAAGCAAACTTGCTGGAGTCAGAATCCTGGTGCCGACCGCCAAACTGCGTAATCGGGCCTAGACCTCTGCGCGTTCCAACAACTGCCCTAACACTACCGACCTTATAACGAATCTCGTCAATAGCGTTTCGGAGCATTGTATCAGTTAAGTTAGCGCCAGCCGTATAATTATCGGGAGTATTGCTACCATCCCAAATATTAGCTAACGCTGTGAAAACACGATTCACATAAAAATCCTGCAACTTAGCCTGCATTTCCCGACGAATGTCGGCAACCGTACCAAGCTCACCGGATTCCAGTTCCCACAAATTAGCCTTAACCTTAATATCAGCTCCGTCCAGCATGTAGTTCACACGGTCTTCAACCGTAATCTCGCTAGCCAGGTGCACCGAACCAGGAACCAAGGTTCTAACCTCAATACCCTTACGCACCTTCTTTACTCAATTTTGTTACTCTATCTAATGATAGGAGCAAGATATTTCTACTTGCCTCTGCATATTACTATACAGTTCGGACTATCTCATCACCTCTATTCGGAGGGTTTACCGTATGGATATAATTTATATTCAAAACTGGGTAATATGTAGTCTTTAATACCATTAATAAACCTGTCGTAACTTGTACTTCTCAAAATTAAATAGTATTTAATTCCTGTTTTACTTTGAGAGTGTTTTCTTACATTGAACTCTAAATTTAACTTGTTTTTGATTGTTCTTTTTAGTAACCAATTATTAGCATAATCATGACTTAATGTTGCTAAAGTTACTACTGGTGTACATTCATAATGTTTGTCTTTATAGTATCTGTCAGTTCTAACATTACTTCCATCATCCATAAATAGTATAGCCAGCGATTCCCAATCAAATAATTTCAAATAATGTGTATCAAATACTTTGTGGTTATAATGGTATAATCTTGTTCTTACTTTTGTATATAGTGGGTGGGTATGTGTTGTCGTTTTAAGAATGTTTTTTCGTCCCTTTCGGGATTCATTTATTGTGTAGAGATTTACATTTGTGATATTTTCTAAAATGTTTTTTCTCCACTCTGCATAATCTCTATGGTCATCTGTTACTGTTGCTTCAAAACGACAATTTTTACCGTGGTAGTATACACCGCCATCACCATAACAAAATGCAACTACATATTTTAAAAGTTCTTTTTTATCCATAGTCTCTACACCTCTCATAACGAGTTGGCACGGGATTGTCCACTTGGGAGTTTCCCCGTTTTTAGGTAAATTTTCTATAATAATTACTTATTAAAGCCCCAATAAGTTTAGGGCATCGCCGGGTTCGAGACGCCGGGTGTCCAGCATCAAACCGACAATATTTTCTGTTACATGCCGTGGGTCAATATATTCCGTGATAAGGGAGGCCAAAGCATCGCGCTTGTTCTTATCCTGCGCCATTGCAGCATAAGCCTTCTTAAATTTCTTCTTATTCACTTTTTACCTCCTACGGGGCCAATGTTCTGAACGTTAGAGCGTAAGTGTCACTGTCAAAACGCTCCGTAACAGCGACCGCGTCTTTACCATTCTGAGTGACAGTCAACTTGCCTGCGTTCGCCTCGCTTTCATTTGAAGCGTCAGCAGCATACAAGGACGTACCAGGTGTCTGCATAGAAGCGTCGTAGATATACTGACCGGAAGGAACAGTATAAACTCCGCCGCCCATAGCCAAAGCCTGGTGTCCGCTCGGAATAGTCACACTCTCCTGATACCCTGGATAAGTGAGATAAATCGTCTTACCAGTAACAGGCGCATTGGTATCCCGATCAAATGTCTGCCGCAAACCATACGAATAGCTTGGCCAATACACAATCGGTGTTTCACGATTATCAACTGGCCACGTCAGAACATACTTTGCCTCACTAGCTTCAGAAGCATCATCAGGCAACTTCACACCGGGAACATCCTCAAGACGCCCCGTTAGGTCACTATTGTAACCAGGGTGGGAGGTAAACAGAACCATGCGACCTTCAGTAATATCTTCGGTCGTCACGACTCCAGTAACATCAGACTGCTTGTTAATTTCCATTATGTAACCTCCACTAATCCAATTCTTCGCGCAGACCTTTCAACAGGGCTTCCTGTGTGGAAAAATCCTGTGGGCCAGAAAGGTCTGGTACATCATTATCGCTAGAAGCAGAAGCTTCCTTAGAACGCACCTTTTCAAGCATCGAGAGCATTTCAGCAAAAGCATCCTCGGACATAGTAGCCCAACGGGTAGCCTTTTCCTGAAGCTCTTCGTCAGTTGGTTCATAACCAGCATCTTTCAGCTTTTCTAGGCGCTCGGAAAGAACCTCTGCTCGACGGTCAGCTTCTTCGCGATCTTGCTTATACTCGCGCAATTCAGCCAACTCGTCTGTAAGCTCTTCATACTCTTCTTGCAATTCATCTTTTTCATCACTAATAGTATCAAACTGGTCTCTTAGAGTATTGAGCTTATTTCTAAGTTCTTCAAGTTTTTCCATATCGTCATCTCCATCACTAGATTCAGCTTCATCAACACCAAGTAGAGAAAGCATATTTTCATTAGTATCTTCCAACATACTAATAATTTCATTAATAGCATCTTGGTTGAGTTCCTCTTTCTCAAGAAGCCTACGTAAAGCGGAAATTGCATCAGATTTTTCACTCAAAATCTTATTAATTTCCTTTTCTGTATCTTCATCAATGTTTTTTGAAGCTACTCTTACAACCGGGGTGCGACCTGCATATGCCGGATTCCCAACAATAGTTGCTGCTCTGAGTACCGGGTCTTGCAACCATTCTACACCATCATCATCCATTGAAGATTCAGTGTATGCAAGCTCCCAAGAAATATTAATAGGTTCTCCATTAGAACTCATTTCTTTGAGCATACGGTAATCATTAGGGCGTTCATTAGCCCAAATAGCAGCGCGTCCATTTACCTGGTTTGATTCTCTCTGGAGTTCAACAATGGGGCCTAAAGGCTTTGCACCTTCGTGCCCACGCTGAATTTCATCTTCTGCCATCTTAATTGGCATATGAATTCCTGTATCAACCAGGTAGGATAACTTTTCTGTAGGAATTCCTACATTGTTACCATTAGGTTGGTCATCCGTAAGAATGAAGTCTAGCCACCCCAGATTGCCGTCATCTAATGAAGCATTAGCTTCAAAACTAGCTTCACTTTCAAACTTTACTCTCTTCATTCTTCCTCCGTTTTATTTCCTTCATCTGGCTCCTGCTGATTCGGCTCTTGCTGGTTTTTACCAACATCTTGTGGTTCTGGACTATATGGTACTGGTGCGTATTCCTTTAGCCCGTGCTCTTCCATCTTCTCCCTCTCAAGCTTCATACGCTCCATAACCGCATCAAAGTCCAAATTGGCCATTTCAGCAAAATCAGTTCTGGAAATAATACCGTCTTCATAGAGAACCTGCCCCGCGCTGACAAGTTCATCCAAACTCTGCAATCTAATTGGAGGATACTTGGGTTGCGGAATGCCACTTAAACCATTACGCTCTTTTATTTCTTCATACAAATATTTTGGGTATTCCAGTAAATCTGAGCGCAATGATTCAATTGTATTAATGGGCGGAAGCATAGCTATTTCTGAGCTGCTTGTACCACTCCGCATAGTTTCTCCAGAAACTACAATACGCGGAATACCTAATGCAGCCAGAATATCTTCATTTACTGACTGATACTTGGTATCACTAAGTAGTGTTTTGGTATCTGGAGTCACCCATTCAATATCCAATGTATGGTTACTGAATAGTTGAAAAACTCGTTCCTTATTATACTTCTTACCACGCCAGCGAATTTGTTTCTTCAAATCTGCGACAATATCTTCGTCACTCTCTGTTAGCGGATACTCGTCATTCCCCAACTTAAATAGTTGAATAGCAGAAATAACCCGCGCAGCAATTGCATAATCCATTTTCCGTAGATTACGCTTATGCATAAAAAGTTCCAAAGCTGGTTTTAAATATGGAGTAGGATAAACTGAGCCAGATTTGACATTGCGGCGAATAATTACAGGCGTATTTTCTAATTTAAAATATTCTTTACCCCTATTATTGCGTACCGCATCAACAAAATCTGGGTATTGTTCCTTTAGAATCTGATAGGTTTCCTTATCTTGAAACCCATCCATATACTCACCTTTATTCTCAATAAAATATCTATCTTCTTCTGATAATTTTACTAAAACTAATAGACGGTTTGGCAAAGGTGTTTTGCGCAACTCAATACTTTTCGGGTCGCGCAACCAAATACTGGTTGGAACCTCATAAGTACCACGCAACCTTGGGTGAATTTGCACACCAGGCACTCTTTCCCAGGTAGCTTCGGGGATAACTAAACCAGACAATAGATATTCTAGAGCCGCGTTTTTTAAAAAACGCTGTAATTCGTCATCAACATATTGATAAACCAGTAGCTCATTATCAGAGCAAGTTTTTGGGTCAACATTATAGCCGTTTATACCAATATCAACTTGCTTATTGATAACGTTATTTGCGATACCGTCATGCTCATAGAAAAATCTGCACAATTCAATGACTTTTTGGAAGTCATCCGGTACCTCCATTTTATCTATAATGTTTGCATTATCTTCACTTAAGCTCCAAGCAGGTGTAAATGCATTTCCGTTATGCGGAGCAAAAGTAGCAGCAAACATGCGTTCTGGTTTATTTTCTTGCTTATTTTCTTTTGGCATATTCTACAAAATCCCCCAACGTGGTTTATAAAGCTCTGGGCGCTGTTGCCATTCAAAACTGTTCAACTCAAATTTTAAATAATATCCAATAACTGCACACAAAAAAGCTGAAAGATTATGGTCTTCACCTTTTCTAATACCACCTCTAGGCGTTGTTGTCCTGAAAACTAACTCGCCAGAAGGCGTGCGCCTGTATGTAGTTCTCTCTAACTCATTAATAAGACTTTCGTCTTTCCAAGTTAATTTGTAACGATGGTTATTTAACTTAGATTGTAAGAGTTCCATTCCAAATTGTTTAGCTCTTACCTCAACCTCTTTACCCTCTTCATCAATACCTACTGGTATTGAAGACCTAAATTCAATAGGCACCACCCTTTCTTGATAATGCTTGTGTGAATATTTTGGGTCATTGCGCAAATGCTGTACAACCGCCTTACCTGAATGTCCAGCATCAATCGCTAACATATCTGGACTATAATGAGAATCTAACTTATCTATTATACCTTCTTGCTTATGGTAATCAACAGAATTAAGACGAATTCTTGCTAAATATTTCCAGGAATCAGAGCGTTTATAACGATACCAAATTAAAATAATAGTGGGATCAGTGTAACCTAAATCAATACCAAATATTAACTCAGAAATATTGCGTGGCTTCTTTGGTAGCGCATTAAATAATCTTAGCAGGTAACTTGGGTCTTTATTTAATTTTTGCCCATAGACTGAACCAGTAAATACATCATAATTACCAATTAACATGCGTTCACGGTCAAACATAGCATAGGATGGTATGCCGTGTTCACCTAAAATTAAATGCACATAATCTTCACTATCCTTACCACCATACTGTTTCAAATTACGCGCATCCATTTCTTCGGTGTAGCGTGGGTTATCAAAAGCGGATATACGATGTTTAGTATATTTTTCATCTTTCTGGTCTGCATAATACAGGACATTGTTTTCTCGCAGACCGGTTGGCACACCAGAGACAATTAGCTGGCTACCTTCTTGCCATTCATTCAAGCAAGGCATTAATTCAGTAAATGTGCCATAGGGGTAAAACCCCGCCTCGTCCAAAAGAATTATTGGGACATGCAATCCGACAACATTTGCACCAGTACCAGACTGTCCAGCAATGCGACAATCAATTACCGCCCCATTGTGCAGCTTAATAGTAAAACTCTGTGAATTTATACCAGTACGCCCTGTATAGTGCTGAAGTAAACTATGGGTTCTATACCAGCGTCTAAGCCTAAGAAAAACCGGTTCAAGATGAACACGGCTAGGTACAGTATATACAATTGTTTCATCCCAAAAAGTGTTTAAAGTATACCAAACTAAACGATCAATCAGTGAGACGGTATTGTGGGAGTAAATATCATCAACTACATGGGTATTATTTGGATTTACCTCATACCCATAAGTTGTTTTTGTCCCAATAGGCTTAATTCTTTTTACTGGTACCCACCGAATATTAGCTGACTCGAACTTTTCAAATAGATCATCTTTGTTTTCAACTTTTTTAGCGGTATAAAAAGTTGGGTAATATCTTAGTTTTCTTTTTCGTGGGGTTCCATTACAGGAATTTGAATCCAGATAATAATAGTCGGAATAATTAGATAATGGCAAAACATCTGCTTGGTTAGCTTTGTTCTCTGATGATGACATTAATTTCTCAGCAGACTGTTTTTTTCTTTTAATAGAAAAGTTAATATTCTCAACAAAATTTTTTACGTTTTTATACCCCTTGATACTCAAACTATGTTTACCGTGATAACCATTATCTGAGAAAGAGTAACTGCAAACAATCCCAAATCTTAACAATAAGTGATGTAAGTCTCGAATTAGTAATTCTGACGAAGAACAATAACCTATTTCAGTGTCACACGCCCATCCATCACCATCAAATAACGTAGATAAAAATAAAGCAAGGTCTTTTTTCTTTAATTTAAAAAGTTCTCTTGGAATATGCTTATCATAAGAATGTTTATACCTTAGGTTAAACTCTTCTAATAGTTTATAATAGGCTCCCTTTTTATAATCCCTAGTAGTAAGAAAATACATATTGGCTTGATTGTTATCCAATATCTCTTCTCTTACTTCCATACCTTTAGCTTGGGCATATTCATAGATATATTCTTTAAGTTTTTCTTCCGAGGTAGTTATAGAACCAGTTTTATAGGTACCCTCAGATATAAATAGTCCTAATATCCTTAAGTCTTCCTCTGGTAAACTGTACTCACCAAAATATGGAAGCTCTTTGGGAACAGCTATTAAATCTCCCTCTTTTAAATCTTCAGCATTTACCCAGCCCGTATTAGTAAGAAATGGGTGATTGTAGGTGACCTCGGTAGTAAACCCTTTTTTTAGAAAAATCTTTAATACTGGCTGTTCACCATTTTCAATAAAAATTGGTTTACTTATTTCTTGTTTCCATTCTCTGTTTATGGATACTATTGTATCTAAAGAATTACCCCACTCCTTAATAGTTTTATATTCACCAGTCTTGGGGTTTAATATCCTTGCATTTCCACTGAAACATTTTCCAACAGCTCTAGCGCAACACATAGAAACATACTTATTAAAATCACATAGGAATTCTTTTTGGTAATCAGTATATTCCCATTCTTCATCCTCTTCATCTAAATCAAAGGAACGAATAAATTCTCCGCACCAGACAGGATGCCTTAATATTTCTAATAATGCTAATTCCTTTTCACTTAATTTCTCTAATAGTGGCATATTATTTCATTGGTGGGCCAACGTCTTCTAAATTCTTATTATTTACTATATCCTCTTCACTTACTACAAACATTTTTTGACAACGCTCACAATTCAGTTCTATTTTATAACTATCTGGATATAAAAACCAGGTCTTTGCGAGTAGCATATTACATTGTGGGCAGTAAATTTCAGTTAGTCTTTTATCTAAAAAAGCTTTACCGCGCTTCTTTAAATTTTCAATAAAATCTACAACAGTCTCTTGACCAGAATCCTGGCGTGATTTGCGTGTAATATTTAAATCATCCTGTAAAGAGGAAAGGTCAGATCGCAACCTATGAATCTCTCTGTTAATCTTTCCAAAATTACCCCAAAGAGATTCTTCTCTAGCCTCTTCTAAATCTTCTTCAAGTTTCTTTAATGTAACAAATGCCCTGGCCAACTCATTTAGAGTTAGACGGTCATTAGCAGTCATGTTATCTAAGTCATAGTCCTTTTTGAAATCTTCAATGACACTTTTTACAGTTAATGGTTCATTGTCACTGTTTATTTCCTCAACTATTTCCTTTAACTCTTCATCCGATTTATCCCTATATTGTGGTAAATTTCTAATTGAATTTACCGTTACCCTACGTTTTGCCATAATTTATAACGAGTTTGCTATCTTATATAATATATCTTCTTTATGCTGGAAATAATCCCAGCCCCAGGGGTCAACTGTAAATAATGTTAATCCTAATGCACGATTACCATTTTGCTTATTCCATTTGTTAATTT